CTAATACACCTTTGTCATAATCACTGAGTATTACATATTCGTATTGCGAAAAGTCATTAGACAATACATCAGCTAATACTGCGTTACCGCTTGCACGTTTATCATCGTCAATGCGTGTAACATAATGTCCATCACAAATAACTCGAGTCTTAACACTTCTGTATCCATGATCAGATTCCATCAGTGTTACATCAACACCTAAACTTTTTAAGTTTTCATAAACAAGTCCTGCACCGCCGAGTGTTTCAACTTCGTGTAAGTGTTTAACAATAGGTACAGGAGCTTCAGGGCTTAAACGTTCTGAAGTGCCATAGATATATTTGTCGATTATTACATCGCCAATAACTAATACTTTCATTATTGCATACCTTTTATATACTGTGTATTGTCTGGTAAATTTTCACTATTCTCATGATAGCCTTGCACATGATACGAGTATTCGGCATCAGCTTTGTGATCAGTTAGATTGAATTTAAGCTCTTGTTGAGCAACTATGTCTGTTAGTTTTCCGGTTCCTGCTAAAACAAAACTCCACAGTGGCCATCCTGCACTACCTTCGTGCCTTGGAAATAACGTATAGTTAGGAACTCGCAATTTACACATTTCGTGCATTGTTTTAACAAATTCTGTACTAGTTGCACCACTATCAATGTACTTCCAAAACTCTGTATCTTTGCGGCCGCATGTATAGTGTGCAATTAAAAAATCTCGCAATCCGTCATACATGTGTGCATTTGTTTTATTATACATGTCTATTGCAAATTCTTGACAAGTGTCTTCTCTTGTTTGGCCTAATGTTCCAAATATAAAATGCTTTAATTGAAATATAGTAGTATGAATACTAGTTGCTTCTAATGGTTCTGCAAACGATCCAGCTAGGCCAATTGATAATACGTTCTTAATCCAAAGTTTTTCTTGTCTACCACTATCAAATTTAATATGCCTAATTGGGTCAACTTTACGTCCAATAGTTTTTTCAAGTTCAGCATGTGCTTGGTCAGCCGTTACAAACTCGTCACTGAATACGTAACCACAACCTCGTCTGTTAAGTGTTGGAATATTCCAACACCAGCCGTTATTTTGCGCCCATGCGTTAGTTACTGGCTGAATAATTTCATCTTCCTCATAAGGTAATATAAATGGCAATGCACTATTAACTGGCAACTGTTCTTTATAACTTTTCCACTTGCCGCCCACTGCATTCATTAACACTCGATTAAATCCACTAGCATCAATAAACATATCACCGCTTATTGTCTGTCCGTTAGTAAGGTTTAAGCTAGTAATCCAGCCTTGCTCACTATCTATTATAACATCTTTTACTTCACTGTCAATGTGTTTTACGTCTGTGCAGACTTTTTTAAAATATTTTCCTACTTTGTGTGCATCAAAATGATATGAATGATTACCTTCGTGTTCAACAAAACTATTTTTATTATGATGTATTTTATAACCCAAGTCTGTTGAAAGGTGAAGTAACTCTTGTTCTCTATACCCTAATGCATGTTGAAAAATAATGTCAGATTCTTGCCCACCAGTCGGAGTACCATCAATCGGACCGTAGTATGATTTATTAATATCAGGACCCCAGCCAATGTGCTTAATGCCTAATTTAATTGTTGCATCGCACTCTTTAATAAAGTCTTGTTCATCAATTCCAAAGTCCCACATTACATTTTGAATAATGTTTGTTAGTGCGCCTGTACTACCTTCTCCAGCACCAATGATGCCAATCTTAGAACTTTCAATACATGTTACTGTATGTTCTGGTTTGATTTTACTAATCATAAGTGCGGCTAACCATCCAGCAGTTCCGCCACCAACAATAACTATTTTCATATTATATTCCTTGATTTCTTGATTCTGTTCGAGCAACCCAATCGCACCCTAAATTAGTAGACTCAATAGCATCCGCATGAGACAAACTTGTAATGCCACGGATCTTTTCATGGCGAGCAAAGTCTAGATTTATATCATTGAGTTGTAACGCATTTAAATTTAATATATCTTTATTAACAGGATATCCCATTTGTATTAACCAAAGATGCCAATTAGGTGCATGGAACAATGTCATTGAATCGACGTTTGTGTAAAATTTTCTACTAGGATCTTTAAGCCATCTTTGATAGAAATTATGCTTGTCTGACTTGACGTGTGTGTCTTTTACATAATTCCAAAAAGGAGTATCCCATTTTGTGTCAGCATAATGACTGTTAACAAAGTCAACAGCATCATCATACCAATGTGCCATTTCTTTATTGTATGAATCAATATCTGTTTGAGTATAGGCATATTGGGGAATACGTTGTACTAATTTATAAACACCAGTAGTCATACTAGCAATGCCAGTACTTTCTAAAGGCTCAATAAATCCACCACTTAGGCCTAGTGATACAACATTTCCCTCCCAGAAGTTTTCACTGTAGTATGGTTGCCAGTCAATAACTTTTAAATCTTCAGGCTTAATTCTTCCGTTCCAGTGATCACAAAAATATTGTTTTGCTGTTTCGATGTCAGTAATATCTTTATTAAACACCATACCGCTACCAATTCTTGTTTGCGTTGGTATCTTCCAAATCCATCCATGATCAACCGCAGGACAACTTACATAAGGGGTGCATTCGGCGTCTTTATCTTCGTACGGAATATGTCCTGCAACAGCAGTGTTAGTAAACAGTCTACCGTTGCCCAATAATTCTACACGCTTTGGCTTTTTTAGTACTGATGCAAAACCTGTACAATCAATATAAAAATCTGAAGTATGTGTTGTGCCGTTTTTTAATCCTAAACTTACAACATCACCTTGGTCGTTTCTGTTAACGTCAACTACGTCACTTTTAATTAAAGTAAGATGTTGTCCACAGTGTTTTGCTAATTGTTTCACTAACTTACCAGCATCGATATGATATGCTAACGCAGAAAACGATGCCCATATATCAACTTTGTTATCCATTGCTACGTCAAATGTTGGTAATGATGATTTCTTAAAGTCTACACTTTGTTTTTGTGCCCATACATCATACTGTGTGCAGTTGTGTTCTTGATACGATCTATTTAAATAAAACGGATGGTATATAGATCCTTTAGGATTTTTCCACCCTGGGAAATCAATCCCAGACTTATAAGTGCCGTCAACAGCTTGAAACCAATCAGATAAATCAATGCCGCAATCTCTTAAAAATGCAGGGAACGTTAATACAGTAGCTTCGCCAACACCAATAGGATTTCCTGCTTCTTTATCAATAACTGTTAGACTAATGTCCCACATGTTGCGTGAAATATATGCGGCCGCTAGCCATGCCGCCGTACCGCCACCGACGATGGTAATATTTTTAATTTCCTTCATTATTTTCCTGTCCTAGATAGTCTATTAGATTAAAAACTGTTTCAAATTTTGTTTGATTAGTTTTACTTTGGAGCGTGTTACGTAATCCCATGTGCAAGGGCTTTGGCCATCTTCCAAAAGATACCCATGCATATCCATCATGTTCATAATTTAATTCTGGGATAAATTCTTCTTGAATTATTACAAGATACGTATGAAAGCTAAACTTTTCATCAGTGCTTATAAATGTTTCTAAAGGAATTGTTTTTGTTATATTAGGAATGCCACCAATTTCTTCTTGTATTTCTCTTTCAAGTGCAGGCCACGGCAATTCATCCTTGCCATTAGTTCCACCAACAAGTCCCCATACGTGCTTCTGTTTACTTTGGGTGCGATGTAAGAGTAAGAATCTTTTTGTTTTAAGGGAATAAAACAATGCACCACTACAAATTATTTCTTGAGTCATGCAAGTACTTATTTTAGAGTGACAGGCGCCAGGTCCCTTTTCGGTATTCGCCTTCGAACGATAATATCCATTCTGTGCCAGTCCATCTATACTGAACACCTGTGTTAAGATTTGTTAGATATTTTGTGGTTGTACCAACGTCTGCACTAGCATCAAACACTACATGCCATTGTGCGCCGTCCCATTCTATAACGTCATTTTCATTAGCAACGAAATCTGAATTGTCTGTATTTTTCCAGGCATCTGGACCATCATATGGGTCCTTAGAACTACCATCACTTGGATCCTGACCAAAGTCCATTAGTCCACCAACGTTACTACTAGTGTTAATTGACCCTAATAATAACAGTCTTAACCCTGCGGCTTTTGCAGTAGTTGGATTGTATTTGGCAGGATTAATAATAAAGTCTACTGATCCTGTATTATTTCTGCCACTGGGTGAATTTAACGATGAGTTGGTTGGTATAGTGTCGTCATCCCACGCAATAATAAGTTGTGTTTCGTCCAATGGGTTAATTGTTATAGCACCATTAACACTAATACTAGTATTTTCGCCGGTTAATAACTTACGTTGTAATTGTAGCTGTGATAATCCAGCTTTGTATTCGCCGGGTTGTACATCAATAATTTTACTCCACTGTACAGAGCCTGCAATACCCTTATCTATAATTTGTGCTATATTATTTAACACAACAATTTCGTAATCTTTAAATGTAGTCATACCTACTTGTACGTTATTACCCTGTCGTTCTGCTCTAGTAGTTTGTTTATTCATTGCCGGACGCTCTTGTTCAGTATCGCTGTATGCAAGTAATTCAGGAGTACTTAATCCTAAGTCGATTGTTCCGTTTGACTCGTCAAATATACTCATTATAACATTTGTAATAACGCCTAGCTTTTTAACTTTAGCAGGAAGGTTAATGTATATTGGTGTAGTAAATCCAAGTTGTGCAATATCAATTTCAGACTCTGTTCCAATTGGAATAGATCTATTACTAAAACTTAAACTAGACAATTCAACACTGGTTAAACTACTCCAGTCAACATAATTATCTGTTGTTTGTATTTCCAAACTAGGATTAAACAACATTAATATTTGTTCCATAATTTGTAATTTTTGATCAGTATTAGTTGACCAAACATCAACATTAATTTGTAGGTTATACGGACTAGGCATTATACGTTCTACAGTGTAATTTTTGCCTTGTGTGTTTAAGTATTCTGCTCCGTCAGTATCGTATGCACGTTCACGTATATTAACTTTACTAACAAACGAACTGTCACTTGTGCGTGTTCTGTCTTGTTCTAATCCAGTAATATACACGCCCATACGCGGAGCACTTGGTATTTTGTTCTCACTATTATCTCTAATGATATGCCCAACTTGTCGAGTAATGTCACCGTAGGTTACTGGAACACGAACTATTTTCCCGTCACCGTCTTTGTAAGAAAAGTTACTAAACAGTCTCACTAACTGTGTAACATAGCGCCTAATCTGACCATCATAAAAATGTTGCATTAGTTATCTGCCTTTGGTCTAAGTGCGGATCCAAGTCCTTGTCTTTCGACAACTGTTTCGCCGCCAATAGTTGAAGTTTTTGTATTATTAATAAATCCTGTACGCTGTGTATCTTTAGCAGTAGTGTTAGTCAATGTCATACGTACATTATCTTCCATCTTAACCCAACGTTGTCCGTCATATCTAAATAGTCTGTTCGGCATCATATCTACTCTTAAGAAGTAATCACCTTTAACTTGACTAAGTGGAAAGCTAAGACCACTGCCAAACGCTTCACCGTTTGGAGCAATGCCGTCACCAATTAAGTAACCTGTATAACCTTCTCTTTCAGGAGTTTGATTGACTCGATCTGCTAATTCGTTTTCTGTACTAGCATCAAGTGTAGTAATGTCGGTTGTAACTAATTCTGGAACACCTTCGTCATCAACCTGTAATGTGTACAAATGACTAGTATCAAATCCTGCCTTAGGAGCATCTGCTTCTGCTTGCTCAAGAATAGCATCATTAATTTGCATTTCTTTGTCGTATGTACTAAGCACATCACGTAACGTTTGTGTACTTCCCTCTTCAGCAGGTAAATCAAGTATCTCTTTGAACTCTTGACTGTCAACAATCTGCTTCATTTTAACTCTGTACAAGTGTGGATACCAAGTATGCGAAAATCCTTCGCTTGCTCTATTCACATCTTCTACTACGTAGTACCGTTTAAGTGCTACGCTAAAATCATTTGCCGCATATTCGTCTTTTAAGTGAGGCAACTCGATGACATCACCGGACATGATCTTACGCCCTAGTGTCTTAACACTATAATTAATTGGGATTGTCATGAATATAATATCATTTTGTAAGAATAATCCAAACTGACTCATGTCAAAGTCTACATCTGATACGCTATAAATTCCACGCATCGTGTAAATGTCTGGGTCGTATTTTCTATCCCTGTTTTCAAGGAACAACATATCTTGTATATTGGTTTCTTTTACAGCATCATAACGAGGCTGGTCAGCAGTTGCGCCTGCTTCACTAGGATTTTTAGGGCCAAGATACTTATGAACAAAAACATCTGTACCACCGATTGTAAACATCTCGGTAATACTTTTGTCTAAGAATGAGTAGTCTTTCCCTCTCTCGGGTTTATATAAGCTAAGTTTTGGCATTGTAATAGTATTTATCGTTGTGCATAAATACTATATCGGAGAACATGACATGTCTGAAAATTTAGATACAAAAAAACAAGAAGTTTACAAATACGTTGAAGCAATGCTTGGTGGCGGAATGGTTGATGTTGAACTAGACCCGATTCATTATGAAACTGCACTTAACACTGCACTAACAAGGTTTAGGCAACGTAGTGATAACTCAGTTGAAGAATCATATATTTTTATGCCTACAGTAATGGACCAAAACGCATATATACTTCCTAATGAAGTACAAGAAGTGCGTCAAATTTTCCGTAGAAGTATTGGATCACGCTCCGGTGGCGGCGATGGCGGAACATTATTTGAACCGTTCAACATGGCTTACACAAACACGTATCTACTTGCTAGTTCAAACATGGGCGGCCTAGCAACATACAATGCATTTGCTGGATATCAAGAATTAGTAGGACGTATGTTTGGTAGTTTCATTGAGTTTGCTTGGAATAGATCACAAAAGAAATTAACTATCTTACAAAGACCAAGAGCTGAAGAAGAATTACTTCTTTACTGCTACAATCACAGACCAGATTTTGAGCTGTTAGACGATTACATGGCAGTGCAATGGATTAAAGATTATACACTTGCTAAATGTAAGTATATGTTAGGCGAAGCAAGGTCTAAATTTGCTACTATTGCAGGACCACAAGGCGGTTCGAGTCTTAACGGTGATGCGCTTAAAGCAGAAGCGCAGATGGAATTAGACAAATTAGAAACTGAAGTATCAATGCAAATATCCGGTGGTCAAGGCTACGGATTTATGATAGGCTAATTGATCCAACGTTAGCGCCAACATTTTGTTATTTTGTAAATACATTGTAACAAGGAGAAGCTCATGTGTTCACCGTACGTTCGTAAACAAGCTAACCGACTTAACTGGATAATCAAAGGCACACTAATTGACATTAGCTGGTCCGATGATGACGTTGAAAAAACTTACAACTCATACTTTAAACGTGCTTGGGGAAATAATGAAAGTTATATCCACGAAGAAGGGTTTGAAGAAGCATACGCAGAACGTCAAGAACAACTCCTAATAGAAGAAATAAAACATGTTGCTGTAAAAGGCGGACATTTTGATTAATTAACGGTTGACAACACCTAAATTTTATAGTATACTTAATAATACTTAGGAGTGTATTATATGATTATTGGTGTTTGTGGGTTAATTGGTTGCGGTAAAGGTACAGTAGCAGACGTTCTAGTTGACGAACACGGCTTTAAAAAGATTTCATTTGCAGATAAACTTAAAGACGCAGTTAGCGTAATGTTCGATTGGCCGCGAGAAATGTTAGAAGGCGATACTGCTGATAGTCGTTATTGGCGAGAACAAGAAGATACTTTTTGGACTCAAGAAACTGGCCGCAAAATTACTCCTAGATTAGTACTTCAAGAGTTTGGTACCGATTGTATGCGCAATGGCTTTTACGATGGAATATGGGTTAGCTTTGTAAAGAAGACAGTTATTGATAACCCAGATACAAACTTTGTTATTCCTGATGTTAGATTTGAGAATGAAGCACACGTAATTAAAGGACTAGACGGCAAAGTTTGGTGTGTAAAACGTGGCCCAGATCCTGTATGGTTTAGACAATATCAAGACTTGGGTATTGAACCAACAGACGCCCATCCTAGTGAATGGCGCTGGGCAAATATACCGTTTGATTTTAATATTTACAACGAAGGTACTATTGACGATCTTAAAAGTCAGGTACAAGGTCGCCTTGTTTCCACTTTACGCCTAGCTTCTGCATAACACGCTGGCAATTAGCACAAACAGTTTTTAAATTACTTGGCAGTGTATTGTTTAGATTCCCATCTATATGATACACATTAAATTGCTCAACATACGGACTATTAAAACTACACCGTTCACATGTATCTTTTTGTCGATACCCTGCTTGATGCCATTTAGGTATTCCCCACTTCTTCTCTCCATGGTGCAAGCATGTTTCACATTGCTTGCGATAGAATGTTCTATTGTCTTTTTTGTAGTTTATTGCCGCTGGGCGGTATCCGCATTCGCATAAAGGTCTCATATTGTATTTACCTACTCTTTATGCCCCCTTTTATTAGGTGTTATGACGTATGGTTTTAGACAAATCATATAAATACTTTTAACAGTTGTTATAACAGGAGAACTTAAATGGCATTAATATCACCAGGTGTACAAGTAAGCGTAATCGACGAAAGTTTTTACACACCAGCAGAACCAGGTACAACCCCAATGCTGTTCGTTGCCTCTCAGCAAGATAAGGCAAACGCGGCAGGAACAGGGACAGCACGAGGTACAACAAAAGCGAACGCAGGAGTTCCTTTTTTAATTACTTCACAGAGAGATTTAGCAGACACATTTGGAGACCCATACTTCCAAACAGATGCAAGCAATAACCCAGTAAATGGCGGTGAGCTTAACGAATACGGACTACAAGCGGCATACTCATATTTGGGTGTAAGCAACAGAGCGTTTGTTGTAAGGGCAGACATTGATTTAAGTCAACTTATGCCAAGTGCAAGTGCTCCGGCGGCAAACCCAGCAAACGGAACATATTGGTTTGACACAGCTCAAACAAAATACGGAATTTTTGAATGGAACAGCAATGCTGTTACTGTCACTGGTGGACAGTCATTCACAAACAAGACTCCAATTGTTATTACGTCAAAAACAAACTTAGAAGGCGATGTTAACACAGGTGCTCCTAAGGGCGCAGTAGGCGCAGTAGGCAATTATGCAGTAGTAACTACAACTACTACTAATAAAGTATACTACAAAAATAGTGCAGGCACATGGGTCAAAGTAGGTACAGCGGCATGGGTCAATAGTTGGCCAACAGTTAGTGCTACTGAAAGTAATCCAGTACTAACAACTGGACAAACTGTTGTTATTAACGGAACTACTGTTACTATTAGTGGCGTAAACGTTGCGGCAATGGAAACAGCAATTGATGGTGCAGGTATTACAGGCGTAACATCGGCAGTTGTTGACGGGAAATTGTATGTTTACAGTGATGGTTCATCAACTACAGATGGTTCAACTGATGACGATGGTGCGATTGCTATTACAGCAGGTGCTTCAGGCACACTATTAGCTGACTTAGGAATTACAGCAGGTACATACTATGCTCCAGCATTAGAAATTGCTCCGCATACAAATGTTCCAGGATTTAAAGTAGCTGATACAAAGTCAAGACCTTCAGGAAGTGTTTGGTTTAAAACAACTGATGCTAACTTAGGTGTACAAATGAAAGTTAAAGCGTTTAACGCAACAACTAAATTGTGGGAACTTAAACCAGCACCAGTTTACAAGACACACCAAGAAGCAGTATTTAATTTAGATAAAGCAAAAGGCGGATTAAATCTTGCACTAGGACAGCTTTATGTACAAGCACATACTACTGAAGCAGAAAATGAAGAACTTGATTTTACAATTTTTGCAAGAAATAGTTCAAGTGCAATGCAAATTACTTCGAGCGCAGTTGCAACACAACTAAACAGTCAGTCATATGGCTTTACCATGGCAGAAAGTACTACTGGCGTAGCAACTATGTCAGGTGGCAAAGCATTAAGTGTTACAGCACTAGGAAGCGCAGGCGATGCAGATTTAATTGCTAATTCAATTAATGCGGCAGGCTTTGTTAATATTGTTGCAAGTGTAGATGCAAGTAACAGAGTTGTTATCCAGCATAACGATGGCGGAGAAATCCACATCAAAGATACAAACGGTGCTTTAGGATTAATTGGACTTTCGGCATATAACTATACATTAAAGACAGGAACTGCAAACTTATATTCGGCACCAGCAGGCGATGGTGTATATGACTTCCATGCTTCAAATTGGAAAATCTTAACACAAACAGCAAGTACAAATGCTCCAACAGCACTAACAGCAGACGGCGCACTATGGTACAATTCAATTGTTGATGAGTGTGATATTATGGTACACGACGGTACTACGTGGAAAGGCTACCAAGGTGTTTATTCATCAGCTGATGCGCTAGGACCAATTGTTTCAGCAACTGAGCCTACTACACAGCAAGATGGATCATCTGCACTAGTAACTGGTGACATTTGGGTTAGTACAGCAGATTTAGAAAACTATCCACAAGTTAACAAGTATAACGCAGATCTTCAAAAGTGGATTGCACTTGATGAAGGTGATCAAACTACTGAAGATGGTATTTTGTTTGCAGATGCACGTTACGGTACAAGTGGCGGAACAGCAACAGTAGCACCAACAGGTACTATTGCAGAGCTATTAGTTAGTGACTTCTTAGACACTGATGCGCCGGATCCAGCACTATATCCAAAAGGTATGTTGTTGTTTAATTTACGCAGAAGTGGATTTAACGTTAAGAAATTTACACGTAACTACGTAGACGTAACTGCTAAAAACGTTCGTCAAGGTGATGTACTTCAAACTGCTTATTATCCACATCGTTGGGTTACTGAATCAGCTAACCAAACAGACGGAGCAGGTAGCTTTGGACGTAAAGCACAGCGTAAAGTAGTTATACAAGCTCTACAAGCAATGGTTAATAGTAACCAAGAAATTAGAGATGACGAATCAAGACTATTTAACGTAATGGCAACACCAGGATATCCAGAACTAATTGGTGAAATGGTTGCGCTTAACAACGATAGAGGCTTAACAGCATTTGTTGTTGGTGATAGTCCAATGAGACTTAAGAGTGATGCAACTACACTAAACAACTGGGGCTCAAACGTAGCACTAGCTGTTGAAGATAACGACAATGGATTAACAACAAGAGACGAGTACTTGGGTGTATTTTATCCGAGCTTGTTTACAAGTGATAATGCAGGTAACAACGTTGTTGTTCCACCAAGTCATGGTATCCTAAGAACATTAGCACTAAGCGATCAAGTTAGCTTTCCATGGTTTGCTCCAGCAGGAACAAGACGTGGCGGAATTACTAACGCAAGTGCCGCAGGATACATTACTGCAGAAGGCGAATTTAAGTCAATATCACTTAATGAAGGACAGCGTGATACGCTTTACTCACAAAGTATTAACCCAATTACGTTCTTAACAGGCGCAGGTCTTGTTAACTTTGGTCAAAAGACTCGTGCAAAAAATGCAAGTGCATTAGATAGAATCAACGTAGCAAGACTAGTAATTTACTTGCGTAGTCAACTTAACAAACTTGCTAAGCCTTACATCTTTGAGCCAAACGATAAGATTACACGTGACGAGATCAAAGCACAAGCAGATAGTTTAATGTTGGAATTAGTAGGTCAAAGAGCGTTATATGACTTCTTAGTAGTATGTGACGAAAGTAACAATACTCCTAGTAGAATTGATAGAAACGAGCTTTACTTAGATATTGCTATTGAACCAGTTAAAGCAGTAGAATTTATTTACATACCGCTAAGACTTAAGAACACTGGCGAGATTTCAGGATTATAATTCACTGAAATAGGCTCCTGAAAAATGGAGCCTATTATTTGATAAATAAATGTAACAGGAGAACAGAATGGCAATTTCAACACTTTCAAAATTAACAGTACCTTTAGATAGCAACGCAAGTGCATCTAATCAGGGCTTGTTAATGCCAAAATTACAATACCGTTTTAGAGTATCTTTGGAAAACTTTGGTGTATCAAGTCCGTCAACTGAACTAACTAAACAAGTTATGGATGTAACACGCCCTAGCGTTAGTTTTGATCAGATGACAGTTGATATTTACAACTCCAAAGTATTCTTAGCAGGTAAACACACTTGGGAACCAATTACGCTTAACTTACGTGAAGATGTTAGTAACAATGTACAAAAACTTGTTGGCGAACAGCTTCAGAAACAGTTTGACTTCTTTGAGCAGTCAAGTGCGGCAAGTGGCGCAGACTACAAGTTTGTTACACGTATTGAAATTTTAGACGGCGGCAACGGAGCAAATACAGCTAGTGTACTAGAAACATTTGAACTATACGGATGTTATTTAGAAAGCACTAACTATAATTCACTTAACTATGCTACATCAGATGTAGTTACAGTGGCACTAACAATCCGTTATGATAACGCAATCCAGAGCCCACAAGGTACTGGCATTGGTACAGCAGTTGGTAGAACAATCAACACAGCTATTACAGGTGGCGGCGCAATCTAAAGCGACTAATATTATTAAATTGAGGGGCTTAATTGTCCCTTTTTTTATGATCTAATTATCTACGTAGTTAACAGAAAAGGCTAAATATTAGTATGAGCTTCTTAAACGGTTTTTTAGACAATTTAGCATCGGGTGCGTTAAACCCTAAAGGTACACTGGGCGACTTTCAACATGCCGCACGTATGTTTGTTGACGATAGTCACAGACTAACACCTAAAGTAAAGTTTCTTTACCACGTTACCTTTAATATTAATCCAGATGTAACAGCAGTAATTCCGCAACTTAGACAAAAGCATATGAATGAACTTAATATGCTTGTTAAGACAGCGCAGTTACCTGCATATAATATTCAAACAGACATAAAACATCAATACAACAGAAAGCGTGTTGTACAAAAACGTATTGATTATCAACCAGTTAATATTAGTTTTCACGATGATAACTTTGGTGTTACTACAGCAATGTGGGAAGCATACTATAGGTATTACTATAGAGATGGCAACTATGCTAGTGTTGGGCCTGCTGGTGCTATTGAACCAACAAACATTCAATATGATAGAGGAAATTCTATCAACGGTGCCCAGTATAGATACGGACTTGATAATGATAGTTATAAGCCGTTTTTTACTAGTATTACTATTAGCCAACTAGCTAGAAAAACTTATACTTCATTTACACTAATTAATCCTATGATAAGTTCTTGGCAACATGACACAATGGATCATAGTGCAAGTGACTTAGTGCAAAGTCAAATGACTTTAGATTACGAAACTGTGCATATGAGCAGAGGCCCAATTGGAGTAAATGGTCCTAAGGGATTTGCAGAAGAGCATTATGATAAAACACCAAGTCCTATTTCATTAGCAGGCGGTGGTGCATCAGCATTACTAGGCGGTAGCGGAGTACTTGCTGGCGGCATGGGAGTACTGGGACAAATTACAAGTGGCACAGCAAACTTTGGGACTGTACTACAAGCCGCAAACGTATTTAGAAACGCAGGCGGGCTAACACGAAGTGGTATTGGGCAAGAATTAATTGGAAGTGCAATAGGACAAATTGGACAATCAGCTGGCATTGATACCAGTGGTGTAGCAGGCATAGCATTTCCTAAAGGCGGTAGCGGCGGTGATATTTCTACACTGGCATCTGCGGCAGTTGTAGTAGGTGCATCAAACTATGTACAACAAAATGGCGGAGTAGGTGCAGTCTTTTCTAAGGCTACTAATGCCGTACAAAATGCGTTTAGTGGGCCAAACTTAAAGTAGGAGAAGGAGAATAATATGTCATTAAATTTACCAAAGTCGATCTCTAACAAAGAAGAAGATGTTAAACGCTATTTCAACACGTACTATCAAAAGCAATTAGCTTATCCTAGTAACGAAGTTGATGCTGTAATTGGTTTTTTAGAATCAAAAGGGTTTGGTACTAGTGCCGCACAGTCAACTGGAGCAGTATTATTACAACAAGCAAAAATTGATAACATAAAAGTATTTGAATTATTAGATACTCTTAAAGGATTAGAAAAACTACAGCTAAGTTATGCTGTTGCTTCTGTTATTAATTTTAATAGAGAGAAAATTAGCACTATGGGATTTAGAGTCGATAACACGGCTAGTGCAGTAGAATCAAGAAACATAATGGGGTAACCCATGGCACGCAAATATGCATCCGGTAAATTTACTCCTAAACATGCAGAAAAATACGTAGGCAAAAAATCACCAACTTATCGTAGTAGTTGGGAGTTTCATTTTATGAAATTTTGTGATGAAAATCCTGCTATACAAGCATGGGCCAGTGAAGCAGTAAAAATTCCTTATAGAAATCCATTAACAGGACGTCACACTATTTACGTACCTGACTTTTTCATACAATATAAAACTAAAAAAGGTAAAAATATGGTTGAGCTTATAGAAGTAAAACCTGATAACCAAACTACTATGGAAAATGCTGGTAAATCAAAACACAATCAAGCACACGCTATTTTAAATGCCGCCAAATGGGAAGCCGCAAGGGCATACTGTAAGTCTAAAGGCATTAGTTTTAGAGTTATTACAGAAAAGGACATGTTCCATCAAGGAAAACGATAAATAATAGTAGCAGTTAATGTGAGAGTATAATGACAAAGAAATTAGAAGAACTCCTAGACTTGCCTGATAGTAAAGACATTATCAAGGAAGATAAGAAAAAAGACAAAAAAGAAGTAATTGAACTCCAGAATGAAACTCTTAGAGACATTGCAGAGTTTGACAAAATTGCAGGTGCATTACCAGCTGTAAAAGGCCTTGGCGAAATGGCTGATAAAGAGCTAAATGAAATTGCACAAAAGGCTATGGATGCATATGATGATCTAATGGATCTAGGAATGAATGTTGAAAGTCGTTATAGCGGCAGAGTTTTTGAAGTTGCAGGCGGAATGTTGAAGACTAGTTTGGATGCTAAGGTAGCAAAGCTAGATAAAAAACTAAAAATGATTGACTTACAGCTTAAAAAAGAAAAAATGGACAAGGATGGCAAGGCTCCAGGTGAGGGTGATGTACTTAATGGTGAAGGGTATATTGTAACAGATCGGAACAGTTTACTTGAAAAACTAAAGAATATGGATAAATAATTTTATAAGGACGGATCATTATGTTTAACAAATATCTAACAGAAGCAAAAAAAGTATATGAATTTTCAATTGGCGTAGCAGGCGAGTTACCTGAGGGCTTTGAAGATACCATGGAAACTGCACTACAAAAATTCAGTGTAAACTCTCTTGGTGCAGGAAAGAAAACCCCAATACAAGAAAAACCACTAGATTTTCCACAACTACAAAATTGCGAAGTTACTTACTGGGAAGCGGGATTAAACTATCCAAGTACGCCAGAAGTACTATCGGAATATTTGTCAATGTGTTGCACTTTAGATAGAGCAATGGTTATTGTAAGAACAAAGAATGATCCAAGAATCGCATATCAAGAAATTGACGATGAAACGCCATATGTTAGTAAACTAGAAACAGAAGACATGGGCGGCGATCCAAATGCTCAAGAACAAGTAGGTTCAAATAGAGTTATGGAACTACTAAAAGAACTTGAAAGTACACGCTCAGGAAGAGCTGATCCAATACAAGATGTTAAGCCTGGCGAAGGTAAAGACATTACTGATAAAGAAAATACTGTTTCACCAGTAGGGAGTAAATAATGAACATTAAAGACATGATTGCTAAAATGGATGCTATTGACGCACCTAGCAAAAAACAAGAACTAACAGAATCTGCATCAATGAACATCTCAATGACAGCAGATGACGCAGGACAAGTTGGTCAGCTTATGGCAATGATGCGTAACGCTGGCATGGACGCAAAGCCAGTAGATGCAATGCATTCACTTAATCCAAGAGCAGACATTGAAAAATTTAGAGCAACCGTAGACGGTGCAAATGATGATCCGGGTATTCCAGGACAAGACAATGTACCAGGTGACCAAGATCTACAAGCAGGCGTACTAGGAACACTAGCAGGCGGTGCCGCAGGAGCGGCGGGTGCAGACGCACTGGATACAGCAACAGGCGGAGTAGCTTCGACTGCAACAGGTGCTATGGGTGCAAAAGCAGGTGCGGCACTAGGAAGTTTGGCTGGCCCAGCTGGCGCGGCAATCGGCGGAGCATTAGGTGGCATTGCAGGTAAAATGGCTCCAAAAGTAGCAGGCGCGGCAATCGGCGGAGCATTAGGTGATAAAGTTACTGGCGAAGAAACTGATGAAGACTATGCTAACGCACCAGATGAGCAGTACGGTGATGTAAGTGACGTAATTAGAGGCGGCACAGATCTTAACAAATCTAAGAAATCACATGCACCAGTAGCAGGTGGAGACAATCCAATGGCACTAGCAAGTAAGATTAAAGAAGAGCTTTCTACATTATACAAAGAGTACACAGGCGAATCTATTGTTAAAGAAGGCGGTGTAAAAGCCATGATGCAGGATTGCGAAGAAGGCATGAGCAAAGCAGAATTTGAGAAGAAATACCCTGGCGCAGACTATGCTGAGGTTAAGCAAGACATTAAAGATAACGCTGAGGAGAATAACTAATGGTAGCTATAGCAAGAAAAACAGGATCGTTACAAGTAGCGGCTGGTACAGTATATACTCCGGGAGCAAAAGCATTTAAAATTTTAGTAAAAATTGCAAACGGTACAGCAGTTGATCTAAGAGCAGAAGATGATGCAGAGAACGCTGGATCTCCTAGTGTTATTGCTATTGAAACAGTAGAAGCTATTGTTAGAGAAATTAATCCTATAGTGTATATGACTACTAACGACAACAGTGGTACAATGACTGTTGTATGTGATTCAAGTGCATCAGCAGGTGATATACAAAGTCGTATTAGAATAATTGGTAAAGCGGCAAACTATCCGACAAGTACAGTTACAGCAGTTGGACCAAATACAATTGATACAAGTGGGTCACTAGTAACAGCGGCCGCAACACTAACAGCAACATAACAATTACAAATAGTAGTATTATTTCAATAGAGCCTCCGGGCTCTATTTTTTTGAGTAAATAGTAGTATGAGTACATCATTAGACGGCGTCTTAATCAAGAAGGCGAATAAAACAGAAACATTTACGGATGCACAAGTTGAAGACTTAATGAAATGTATGGATCCTGTTAACGGATACATGCACTTTGCTAGAAAGTTTTCTTTTATTCAGCATCCTGTAAAAGGTAAACTATTGTTTGATCCATTTGAGTACCAAACACGACTACTTAAATCTTATCACGATCATAGATTTAATGTTAACATGTTACCAAGACAAACAGGAAAGACTACTACTGCCGCAATATACCTTGCTTGGTATGCAATGTTTTTTGCAGATCAAACTATTCTAATTGCCGCACACAAGTACACAGGCGCACAAGAAATTATGCAACGTATTAGGTATGTATACGAAAGTTGTCCAGACCATATACGTGCAGGTGTTACAAACTACAACAAAGGTAGTATGGAATTTGAAAACGGTTCTCGTATTGTTAGTGCTACCACAACAGGTAATACAGGACGTGGTATGTCCATATCATTACTATACTGTGACGAGTTTGCATTTGTTAATCCAAACATTGCAGAAGAATTTTGGACATCAATATCGCCTACACTAGCAACAGGTGGCCGCGCTATTATTACAAGTACACCAAACAGTGATGAAGATACATTTGCTATTATCTGGAAAGAATCGCAAAACAAGTTTGATGCACACGGTAACGAAGGCAACATCGGCTCAAACGGATTTCATGGATTTACCTGTAGTTGGGACGAGCATCCAGATAGAGACGAAGAATGGAAGCGTAACGAAATTGGTCGAATTGGTGAAGAAAAGTTCCGTCGTGAGTATGGCTGTGAATTCCTTGTATTCGACGAAACATTAATTAATAGTATTAAGTTAGCATCAATGGAATCAACTACTCCTATATTAAATATGGGGCAAACACGTTGGTTTGGAAAGCCTACTCCTGATGAAAATTATGCAGTAGCACTAGATCCAAGTATGGGTACAGGTGGTGACTTTGCGGCCATACAAATATTTGAGCTTCCTAGTTATAAACAAATTGGAGAATGGCGCCATAACGAAACTCCTATTCCTGCACAAATTAGGATACTAAAAGATATATGTACACACCTAAAAGACAGTTGCGGAACAAATGGCAGTAACATATACTGGAGTGTTGAAAACAACAGTATTGGCGAAGCCGCATTAATTGTTATTAATGATGTAGGTGAAGAAAACATTCCAGGGTTATTTGTAAGTGAACCTATGCGCAAAGGACATGTGAGAAAGTTCCGTAAAGGATTTAACACTACACATGGTACTAAAATTACAGCATGTAGTAGACTTAAAACAATGATCGAGAACGACAAAATTACTATTAACAGTGCCGCATTATTATCAGAATTAAAAGCATATGTTGCTACTGGTACAAGTTTTGGTGCTAAACCAGGATCTAATGACGACTTAGTTAGTGCTACGCTACTTGCATTGCGCATGATGGCAGTACTTAAAGACTGGGATCCAAGAATCTATAATACCTTTACACAAGCAGATAACGAAAGTGACTACGAGCCGCCAATGCCTATCTTCATTAGTGGCGGTTATGGATAAATATTAATATGAAAAACCTTGAAACTATTTCGACAGAACTATTTAATAAAATACGTGGACGTTTTCCTAACATAACAGTAGGTGACGAGTCAGCAACTATCACTAATAAACCTAACGAAGCTAGATTCTTTGAATTTGATTTTGCAGACGGTAAAAAGGTTAATGTAAACATTGATCAAGATAGTCTTACAATTATGTACGGGCAAGACTTGTTTTCAGAAGACGAAAATGTACTTAAATCTAAATGGTATGACTTCTTAAAAGAATTGCGGGTATTTGCAAAGAAAAGAATGTTAAATTTTGACACACGAGATATTACTAAATCAAACTTAGATAAACGAGATTACGAATACCTTAGCACGGAGAAACAAATGAGCGAATCAAAAATGTATGGTACTAGCAGAACTAGCTACCAGAATGTAGGAACAGCAAGACTAGTTGTTAAACACGCAGGCCCAGTTAATATGGAAAATGCCGCAGGACGTACACAAAACGTACACAGCATTTATATTGAAAGTGATGCCGGTGAAAGATTTAAATATCCATTCAGACACTTAAACGGTGCCAGAGCAATGGCTCGTCACGTTGCAGAAGGTGGCAATGCTTACGATGTATTCGGCAAGCATATTACAGGTCTTTCAGAAGAATTAGCAAACCTACGTAAATTTAAAACATACATGAATCGCTCAAGTGTAATGGCTGAAGGTTTAGCAGGGTATATGGACACAGTTAACGAAAGACTTAATACAGTTAAGAAGACTGTAGAAATGCTTCAAAGAGAATCATATTACAAAGAGTCATTTGCAAACTTTGAACAAACTGTAATGGAAGATGTTCCAGAAGACATTGCAACTGACTGGACTGCTCAACTTACTATCAAACAGTTTAACGAAGAATTAAAAGATGTATTTCCGTACATTTATAAGTTAGTAAGTGAAGCAAATAAAGTAGTAGATCTAGGACCGGAAGAGTTATTAGGCGAAGGTGGATCAGAAGCTGATGAACAAATGATCGATTCTTGGTATGATGAAGTAGTTGGTGCAATCACTAATCGAAACATAACATTTCCAATAGCAGAACTAAAAATTGAAAAAATAGTAGATGTTGTTACAGATGATTGGGGCGATCAAGGACCTGGCAGTGATGTAGTTTTATCTATTATTAATCGCGAAAATGATCAAACAACTCAAGATGCAAAACAAAACGAAGCTATGGGTAGTGAGTATCACTGTAAAGATTGCGGAGATACACCACATAATCCAACTACAAATTGTTCACATGATGTACACGACGAAAATGGCGATCATTGGGTTGACGATAATGGCAACGGGATTCACGATGCTGACGAAGGTGTAGTTGACATGGATCACGATTATGCTGAACACTTAGATACTATTATTTCTAGTTCAAATCACGAACGTGGACCGCAGACTACATTAGAAGAATTAGTAGCTGAAAGTCAACTAGATGAAAATTTATTAAAAATTGTTGGTGGCGCACTTGCAAAAGTACTTCCAAAAATTGGCGGCAATAAAGAAACACTTAGTACTATTGCTAATTTAGCAGGCAAAGGTGTTGCAGGCACAGCTAAAACAATAGTTAAAAATCCAGGAAAATCAGCCGCAATAGGCGGTGGTGCATATGTAGTAGACAAAGTAGGCGATGCCATGGATGCAATACCAGATGCACTGGCGGCGGCTGGCGATAAAATTGTGTCTAGCGCAGATGACTTAATGGCATTTGGCAAAGGCGCACTAGCTAATATTCCAAATATTAACCAAATTGCTACAATGGCGGCACGTAATGCGCTTCCTATTGCGGCAGTAGTAGCGGCAATATACGGTGGTTATAAACTACTAGATATGGCATTCGGTAAAGAGCCTACACACACAATGCCTGATGGCACTGTGATGAAGGACAAGGACCACGAGTCAGAAGAAGGCGAACAGGAACAAAAGAACGAAGAGATTCCTTTAGAAGAGTATATTAAGAGTATGTACGATTATACTACAAATGCTTTTCCAAAAGGTGAAACAGCAGTGCTAACCGCAGTCGAAAAAGACTATGGCGAGCATAATGTTGAACAAGCTCACGGTGTAATGTCACAATTACTCAGTGGGAACGATGATGAAATGGCAAGAATCCAACATTTAGCTGGATTAAGATAAACTATTTCATAATTAAGTCAAAATAACACTTGACAAACTAAGTAGAACAGTATATAATAGTAACTGTGCTACAATATAAACAGGCACTAAAGTAAGACCGTAGCAATGTAGCTACAAATCATAGGCACTAACAGGAGGCATTAAACTATGGCATCATTAGCAGAAATCCGAGCGAAGCTCAAGGAACAAGAAACAAACACCGGCGGTAACAATCGTTCAGGCGGTGACAACGCAATTTACCCATTTTGGAACATGCAAGAAGGACAGAGTTCAACTCTGCGATTCCTACCAGACGGCGATGACACAAACACTTTCTTTTGGAAAGAACGTTTGATGATCAAGCTACCATTTGCGGGTATCAAAGGTGAGACAGACTCACGTCCAGTACAAGTACAAATTCCATGTATGGAAATGTACGGTGAAACATGCGATATTCTTAACGAAGTACGTGCATGGTTCAAAGATCCTACACTTGAAGATATGGGTCGTAAATATTGGAAGAAGCGTTCGTATGTGTTCCAAGGCTTTGTAGTAGATAACGTTCTACAAGAAGAGTCACCAGAAAATCCAGTACGTAGATTCATTATTGGCCCGCAGATCTTTCAGATCATTAAGCAGGCACTTATGGATCCAGACATGGAAGAATTACCAACAGATTATACTGCTGGTGTAGACTTCCGTCTTAACAAAACATCTAAAGGTGGATACGCAGATTATTCAACATCAAATTGGGCTCGTAGAGAGCGTCCATTAACTGATGCTGAAATGAACGGTGTTAACACTAACGGATTGTTTAATATGAGTGACTTTCTTCCAAAGAAGCCAAGTGACATTGAAGTTAAAGTGATGAAAGAGATGTTTGAAGCGTCAGTAGACGGTGAAGCATACGACATGGAACGCTTTGGCCAATACTTCCGTCCAGCAGGAATGGCGGCTAGAACCGGTGATCCACAAAACCGCGCTCCAGTAGCAACAACTCCAGCAACACCAGCTCCGACTGCTCCAGTAGCAGAAGCGGCTCCAACTGCTCCAGTAGCAGAAGCGGCTCCAACTCCAGAGGCAACTCCGGCGGCGGCACCAGCAGGTGAAAATAAAGCTGAAGACATTCTTGCAATGATCCGTTCAAGACAGTCTTAATAAGTTAAAATAACCATGTAGGGGATTAACGTCCCCTACATTAGCTTTTATAAGGAGTAACAATGGCTAAATCATTTGACGTAAGTAAGTTCCGTAAGGACTTAACAAAAAGCATAACAGGTATGAGCTCAGGCTTTAACGATCCTACAGATTGGATTTCAACAGGTTCATACGCACTAAACTATCTTATCTCAGGAGACTTTCACAAAGGTGTTCCGCTAGGTAAGGTTACAGTGTTTGCAGGTGAATCAGGAGCAGGTAAGAGTTATTTCTGCGCTGGCAATATTGTAAAACACGCACAAGACCAAGACATTTTTGTAGTATTAATTGACACAGAAAATGCACTTGACGAAAGCTGGCTACAAGCTCTACAAGTAGACACAAGTCCAGAGAAGTTACTCAAACTTAATATGAGTATGATTGACGATGTGGCAAAAACTATCTCAACATTTGTTAACGACTATCGTGCTATGGATGAAGAAGATCGTCCTAAAGTATTGTTTGTTATTGACTCGTTGGGTATGCTACTAACACCTACTGACGTTGATCAGTTTAACAAGGGTGATATGAAAGGTGATATGGGTCGTAAGCCTAAGGCGTTGACTTCACTTGTTCGTAACACAGTTAACATGATTGGCTCACTTAACGTAGGCTTAGTATGTACTAACCACACTTATGCATCACAGGATATGTTTGATCCAGATGATAAGATTAGTGGTGGCGCAGGCTTTATCTATGCATCAAGTATTGTTGTTGCAATGAAAAAGATGAAGTTGAAAGAAGATGAAGACGGTAATAAAATCTCAGAAGTTATGGGTATACGTGCTGGTTGTAAAGTAATGAAGACACGCTATGCAAAACCTTTCGAAGGTGTGCAAGTTAAGATTCCTTATGAGACTGGTATGAATCCGTACAGTGGTTTGGTTGAATTGTTTGAGAAGAAGAACTTGTTAGTTAAGCAAGGCAATCGACTCAAGTACATTAATCTAGCAGGCGAAGAGATTCTTGAATATCGTAAAGCATGGATGATCGGTGGCAAACTTGACTCGATTATGATGGAATATAACGAGAAGATGAAGCCTGTGGTAAATACCGAAGAAGTCGTTGATGTTGATATTAACGATAATGTTGAATTAGAACTTACAGGACAGGAGTAGCAATAATGGAAAGTGCGCAAATTGTTGATATTTGGAATGCGTTTAAAGCTGATATTGATAAGAAAAATCTCGAGAGTGTAGCTGAAAGCTATATTGATACATGTGCTGACTACGGTGCAGATGATCAAACTTTTAGAGATGCTATGGGTACTGACGAACACTTAGACCATGCAATTAATTATTATTTAGATGTCACCGAAGAAGATGATGAAGATAGTATATTAGACGATTGGGATGAGTGATGGGTTACTACTCTGAAGTTTCTAGAGACATTAGTAAAATCCCAGAAGCTATTCAATACTTTGAAGACGAGCTAATTGAAGCTCGTCTTGATGTAAAGCTGAAAGGCAATGTTGAACGTGCCGCGGCAAATATGCCCGGTATCGTTGAACAACGTTTTAATCAACTTCAAGAGATAGAAGCAATCCTTAACTACTTAAACATTGAGCTACGCAGATTGCGTAGTTCTTTTTTTAAGAAATATCTCGAAAACTACCAACGAGCTCTGTCAAGTCGTGACGTTGAAAAATACGTAGACGGTGAAACAGATGTTGTTGACTACGAAAAGATTATTAACGAGTTTGCACTTATGCGTAACAAGTGGTTAGGCTTACTAAAAGGGCTTGATCAGAAGCAATGGCAAATTACTAATGTTGTCAAATTGCGAGTTGCGGGTATGGAAGATGCATCACTTTAAATTTCAAATACCAGTACGTTCAAAAGAGTTACGAGGACAACTGTTCTCGTATCTCTACGACAACTGTGATGTAAAAACAATATCACATCCTAATGAAATAGAACAAGATAGATACTTGGCGTTTAGCCATCCATTTGACGACTGGGTATTTGATGCTATTATTAAAGATCCTAGTTTAAAGTTTTTCCATTTAGATAACGGATACATAGGCAACCATTTACACAAGACTCCTGAATACTATAGAATTAGTTATAACTGTTTACAAAATACACAAGTACGCCCAATTAAGAATAGTAGAATTGATTGTCTTGCACTAGACAGTAATTTGTGGAATGAATGGAATAGCAATGGCGACTACAACCTTTTAGTGATGCCCAACAAGAGTAATATCTTTAAATACTTAGGTGAAGATTATGATACTTGGAGGAGAGACACTATTAAACATTATGAAAGTCTCCCAACAAAATTAATTATACGAGAAAAAGAAGGTAAGCGCAGACAACGATTTAAAGAAATATTGCCTATGATGTTAAATGCTAAAAAGGTAATTACATATCATAGTATGGCTGTTGTCGAAGCATTATGCTTAGGAAAGCCCATTGAAGTATTAGGACAAAGTGCAGTACAGAATTGGCAGAACCAATACGGGTTTGATCGCACTCCAATGTTAGAACATATTGCACATAGTCAGTTTAGTCGAGATGAATATGCAAGCGGCGAGGCTTGGAAAATAACAAATGAATATCAAGTGGAGATATAATGTATACAGAAATAGATGGGTGGCGCTCAATTAAAAATGACATATGTCTTAAAAGTGCAAAAAAACAAAGTGCAGGAAATATTGACAATTATCAAAATATAGAACTATCAACAGCATTTAGTCATTGTGCAAAATGGAGAGTTGCTATTGACGTAGGTGCGCATGTTGGTATTACAGCGTATCAATTATCAAAAAGTTTTGAGCATGTACATGCGTTTGAAATCAATCCAAAGATTTATAACTGCATGATACACAATTTACATACTAGAGATGTTACAAACGTAACAACTTACCCAGTAGGACTAGGTGCAAAAAAAGAAAACGTTTCGATTAGAACAACAAATAAAAGTTTTAGTACACATGTAAACCCAGACGAAGAAGGCGGCAAGATACCAGTAATGCCATTAGACTTCTATAATATACAAGACGTTGACTTTATTAAAATAGACGCAGAAGGATATGAACCATTTGTTGCACAAGGAGGATATGAAACTATCAAACGTTGCTTACCGATTATTCTTTACGAGTGCAAGGACCATCCGCAACGCTATGGACACAATGCCGATACTATTAGACATATACTTGCACCGTTAGGATATAGGATGATTAGAAAAATAGGACGTGGAGAGAAAAATGCAGTTATCGGGTTCCGCCCGGGAATGGCATCGGATGTTTAAACTCCCTGAAATACAAGGGCACATTTGTCCAAAAGAATACAAGGATGTTATTTACTTTAGTTGCGACTATGAGTACTTTTATAAACACGGATATGCATTAGCTAAAAGTATATTTGGCACATTAGGCTGGATGCATGTACACGTTCATATTATTAATGAAGGCAATATTGATCATGTGGTACTAAAAGAGTTTACTAAGTTACATTCCTTTACATATACTTGGGAAGATGTTACTCCGCAATTTTATATAGATTTACCAAAACGATTACATCAGATGAGAGACGGATATTCGATATTTAATATTGCAGATCCTGACTACGTTGCAAGACGTACATATCTAGCAAGTGTGCGATTTATGAGGTTACCTCAGTTATTTAAAAATGAAGATACACATGTATTACAAATAGATTGTGATAGTGTGCTACGTACTGCATTCCATCAATCTGTATTTAGAGAGCTTGCTAAACACGTTGGCGTTATGCCTAAGCCTAAGGATCCTGCTACCTTTATTGCAAGTGCAGTGACATTAGGTACTGGCCCAGTAGGGTTAGAGTTTAGAGAGTTGTTTTCTACACGGCTTATCGAAGGGTTTGAAAAAGGTTGCTATTGGTATATTGATCAACATGTACTTAAAGATGTAATGAAAGAGTGGAAGGTAGTGCGCAACAAACCACACAATAACATTCCGTTTAAATGGAACTGTTGGGGGATTAAGAAAGACGATATCTTTTCAACAGGCAAGGGTAATAAAAAAGAAACTACAAAATACAGAAAAGCCCAACTTAAATGGATGCCCGATGACTTGTATAATGCTACACTAAAAGAGATTCAAGAAAAAGATGGATCTTAATTTAGGATATATAATTTACTTGCCTGACTATCCAGAAAGTGTACGAATGGCAAATCGTGCATTGGAGACTGGACTTGCACACGGCTGGAAGTTGCAGTTGCACGAAGGTGTAAATGGAATGAAGACAGGCTTAGTTGATTACAACTTAGTACCAACAGCTCAAAGCAAAAAAGCAAAAAAACTATTGCAACGACCAGGCACACAAGGATGTTTTTTAAGCCAATATCTCTTGTGGCAAAAATGCCACGAAACAAATACACCAATATGTATATTTGAACATGACGTAGTTTTCAAACAGCCCATGGGCGAATATGAAGATTGTGATGTATACAAGTTTGAAGGATTTAATAAAGCAAAGCCTATTCCTGCAGGTAACTGGTACGAAGGTGCTAGGGCATATAGAATAACACCGGCGGGTGCAAAGAAGATTATTAACTGGGTACACACCAACGGCGCTATGCCTTCGGATTGGATGCTATGCGACGGAATCGTTAAAATGCAGTTTGATAAGTATAATAAAGTTACATATAAAACAGAAGTTAGTTTTACAAAGGACCTATCATGAAGCGTATGATTTATCAAGTAGCAGTTGGCGCCCAAAGCCAATTGTATTTACACTGTATCGAAAGTGTATCGCAGTACTGCAAAAAATATAACATTAAGCACATAGTACAATACGAGCCTATACTTAAAATTAGACCAGATATGGCAGTAACTGGCCGCAGTAAAGAAGCAGTTGAACGCTTAGGTTACATGCCCATTTACGAAAAAGAAAACGCATTTTCGCACTTACACGAATATGATCAAGTAGCCATAGTTGATAGTGACATTTATATTAGATCAACTGCTCCAAATATATTTGAAGACTTAACAAGTGAGTATGCGTTTGGTGCAGTAGCAGAGCGTGAACTGCCTTGTGGTAAAAAGTATAAAAGTAAAATTAGAAAATATTCAAAAGCCGCATTTGAAAATCTTACAGATGTAGATTGGAAATGGAATGCACTTGGTGCTGAGTTTTACAATATGGGGATGATGGTTATTAATTGCCAAAAGTTTCTACCATACTTAAATGGCCAAACAGCAGAACAGTTTATACGTAGACCAGAGTTTAAAGACTTTGTAGACGGCATTGGTTACCGCAAATGGTCAACAGATCAAATGTTGCTTAACTACTGGGTTAAGAAAGAAAAGATTGCTACACTTAATATGGACTGGCGGTGGAACGGATTATTCAAAGGAATTGAAGATAATCAAATTCCCAAAGCATACTTTGTGCATTTTTTCTTAAAAGATTTGTTACCACAAAAAGGCGAAAACGTATCAGACTTAATGAAGATTATAAACTAAACACATTGATAGGAGAAATAATACAATGATGGGTAAGGAAAGAAATAGTGATGCACCAAACATTTTACACTTAATTAAAGAAGGTACAATTGGTGCTGAAATAGGTGTGTGGATGGCAAATACATCAGCAGAATTTCAAAAGAAAAATTTAACAAAATTATATCTAGTAGATCCGTATTCAGTTGAACCGTTTAAAAATAACAGCGAAATGCCATATAATGTGTGGCTAAAGAAATATAGAAAGCTACTTAACATTGCTCCTAAAGGACTTTCTAATGTTGATATGGAGAAAGAATTTGTTCTTTATTACGAGAACGTATATCAAAAAGTAAAAGAAAAATTTGTTGCTAATCCAGAAGTACATCTAGTACGACAAACATCAAACGAATGGTTTAATTCGTGTCCAGACAACCACCTTGATTGGATTTATGTTGACGGTGAACATTCATATGAAGGATGCTATGCTGATCTAGTACAAGCACATAAAAAAGTTAAGCCGGGTGGATTAATTCTAGGTGACGATTTTAAATGGCCTAAAGCAACTTGGAGTAAGCCAGGTGTAACAAAAGCAGTTAATCAATTTGTAGATGAAAATAATTTGCGAGGCAATTTTCATAGACACGGAATGACACAATTTGAAATTAGAGTAAACTAATGACACACATAGTAATGAGAGCATATAGCACTATAAAGAAAAACTTTCATTATGGTGCACCTGGTCTAGGAGATAGAATACATGCTGTATTAGTAGCATACAATTATGGGCTAATGGAAAACACTCCTGTAACTTTACATCTTACAAAGTATCAATGGAATAGACACAAGCCAGAAAGTTGGCCAGAAATAGTAAGTTTATTTCCTAAAGGAAGTGTTGCAATTATGCCACACCTTGATTGCGAACCTATAGATAATTTAGACTTTGTAAACTATGTAAGACGCACATACGACGGGCATGCACAGATTTATGCGGATCACCCACAGAGATTTGAACCAAAAGAGGGTATTGATCTTACACCGTATCTAAGATACTTTCCGCAATTAGACGCAGAGCCACAAGACATTAAACTTCCTAAAAAGTTTATTACAGTACAGTTTGACAGTACGTCTAAGAAACGTATGATTAAACCTAAGCAACGTCAAGCAATACTAGACAAGTATAAAGACTATGAAATAGTTGTAGTAGGCGGTGAGTCAAAAGACATATTATTAAGAGACAGTTTAAAACATATTGCATACGCTATGTCAAAGGCAACTTATCATGTTGGCGTTGACAGTGGCTTTATGCATATGTCACAAGTTTACTTTGCTCCAGAGAACATTCACATATATACACTGAGCCCTAAAGACCGCTGGAGTCATCACATGCATAGGGCTAAAGATAACGGGATTAAAATTAATGATGGTATCAGTTGAAGTATCTGTTGGAGAATTATTTGACAGGATTACAATACTTCGAATTAAACAAAAGAAATTAACAAACGCAAGTCAACTTGCTAACGTTAATAAAGAGTTAACATCTTTAGAAGAAAGAGCATTTACTGACAATCCAGAAGTTAATGTATTGGTAGAACAACTACAAGAGATTAACGAAGCGTTATGGGATATTGAAAACGGAAAACGTAAGTGCGAAGCTGATAAAAGTTTTGGATCAAAGTTTGTAGAACTTGCTAGAAATGTTTATATTAAGAACGACGATCGTGCAACAATTAAAAAATTAATTAATGTAATTACAAAGTCAAACATAGTTGAAGAAAAGGATTATACACGGTATGACACTTAAAAAACTTTTTATACATATACCAAAAAATGCAGGGTGTACAATTAGACTTAACAAAGAGTTAAAAAATAAAATAATTGATGCAAGCCCCAAGACACATATTAGCAAAGCATACACAGCGTCTCTTTTAGATACAATGAATACACTAGGAGACCATCACGGGCATGCACATGCACGTTGGAGAGATTTTAGAGGAGATCTAAGAGCGAACCATCAAGCATTTACTATTGTTCGAAATCCTTGGGCAAGAGTAGTATCTAGATATTTCTTTGCTAAAAAAGTAATCGAAGTTGAAAAGACAACTCCAACAGATTATGCCGACATATCATCTTTTGAAGCATTTTTAGAAGAACGACATAAGTGGGGTGGTAAAGAATTTATGTGGCACCGAGCAGTTAGGGGATGGTATAATCAAATTGATTATGTTACTGATGAAAATAATAATCTTCGTTGCGACATTTTAAGACAAGAAAAACTTAGTAACGATCTTCCTAAGTATTTAGACTTACCTAGTATGCCACGGTCTAGAAATGTTACTGGCTTAGTTGATTCATACAAAGACGTATACACTCCGCAAACAATTCAAATTGTTGCCGATTGGTATAAAAAAGATATAGAGTATTGGGACTTTGATTTCGATACAACTGCAAGGAAAAACATATGGGCTGGAACAGTTACAAATTAGTTACGTTTGGATGTAGCCACACATACGGACACGGACTGTCAGATTGTATAGCTGAAGATGGTTCAAACGGACCAACAGCTAGTCAACAGGCCTGGCCTATCATATTGGGTGGACTAACAGACATGAAAGTTGATAATGCATCAAGGCCAGGAGCAGGCAACTTAATGATCACTAAAGCAATAGTTGATTATTCTAAGTATGATAAAAATACAGTAGTAGTGATCATGTGGTCACATAATAATAGAGAAACTATTTACAAAGACGGCGGCGAAGAAAAATTACATATGTTACCTGGATTTTTAAATGCTGGAATGCCAAAAGATTTTTGGTGGGATAAAGAAGACACTTTCAAGAAAGATGTGACAACATATTACGAAACCTTTCATGAAGACTGGAATGCAACATTAAATCAAATGATTAGAATGAATTTTGTACATGCATTCCTTAAAAGTAAAGGCATACAAAGTTTTCATGTATACTGTGAACATTATCATGAAGATTTCAATTACTTTAAAAAATTTAATGTAAGAGACTTAAATTTAAAACGTTTCAATTGGAGTGATCACTTCCACATCGACGATGCATTAGATGTACCAAACCCACACCCGGGTCCAAAAAGTCATGCACTTATAGCAACTAATCTAAGACGTTGGTTTTTCTCATGAATATAGCAATATGTGTTAGTGGAGTAAACGACAAAGGTAATAATATTGTAGAACAACTAAAACGATACTTGCCGGGTTGTAATTTTTACTTTCATACCTTTAGTAATAAAACACACTTAGTACCAGTAGAATATCACGATAGACTTTCTACAATGCACTATCCAACGTGGCACTATCATCCAATGGAATCACAGCCGCCGTCGAAGCATGCTAAGTTTGAGAAATATGTTAATTCACGAGAATTAACTGACGAACTATATTTTGGAATAGTTCCAATAATTGCACACGCCGACTTAGTTAATAAAATACCTGCTCATCATGATCTAATTATTCGTGTTGACTGGAACACACAAATAGACAGACAAGTTGATCTACAAAATTGGTTACGCAAAGCACACGAGAAAGGCCCAGTTGGGTTTATGACTAGACCAAAGCGTGGTCCAAAGTTTGGTTCAGGATTAGTTGAGGAAGTTGACAAAACTAACCCACATGACGATTGGTATGGGTTTTTACCTAGTGATGTTTTAATACACCACCGTAAGCATTTTAATACAGCATTAGTACGTCAATTTGTTAATGAATCAAAATTATATCCTAATGAATGGGGATGGTATCAAGTAATGAGTGAATGGACTAACGACATACATACCAGTATGCACGGCTTTGCAAAAAGAATTAATTAAATAGAAGTAGGAGTTATTATGAAAATATATGAATATAAAAATTACGAAGAGTATCTAGATAACCAAATTGAAGCCAATGTAAAAAAACTTAAAAACATTTATGTTGAGAAGAAAACTATTAGAAAAATTTGTGAAGATAAAACAGTAGCAGGAAAGATACTTTGTCATGGCACTCGCAATGCGGCAGAGCAATTCTATTTTAAAGAAAGTTTTCCTGACGCAGAAATTATAGGTACAGAAGTTTCTCATACAGCATCTAAATTTCCTATGACTGTACAACACGATTTTAATAATGTGCGTGAAGATTGGGTAGGTTACTTTGATGTTGTTTATTCAAATGCGTTTGATCATTGTTTTGATCCTATTAGCACTATTAAGGTATGGGCAGATCAGATGTCGCCGACTGGAAAACTATATCTAGAACACGGGTATGGACCAGATGACAATAACGCAAGACCATGGGATCCTGTAGAAATTTATGATGACGAGTTGCGCCAACTGTTTAATAATACAGGCTTACAGTTAGAATCAACATTTGAGTCAACTGGATTAAAAGGCAAAGTGCCTTGTAGAGTATATGTATTAACAAAATGAAAGCATTCGTAATATCCATCCCGGGGCATGAAGACAGTCAGCTACACGCTAATAACTGTATACAGTCGGTCATTGATACACAGTCTTGGTTAGACATTGAAAAGTTTGATGCAATTACTCCTGACACAATGTGGGATGTAGATTGGAAATGGCCGCACACTAAAAAGGCAACTTGTCCAACAACAGGCATGAGATTGAAAGCGTATAAAACATACGACATGACAAAGCGTATTGCGGCCGCAGGAAGCCATTATGCTTTGTGGAAGTTATGTGCTGACACAAATAGAACTATTATGATACTAGAGCATGATGCTATTTTTACAAGACAGTTTAAGCCATTTGAATTTGAAGGTGGTGCTATTAGTATTAACAATCCTGATCATGCTACGTTTAATTGGAAACTTTATAATAAGTTAGACGATTCAGGTGAACAAGAAGTTCCGTGGGTAGCTGACCAAATTATACCACAAGGATTACCGGGGCATAGTGCATATATTATTAAGCCCGAAGCCGCAAAGAAAATAATAGATCTTCAAGATACTATAGGCTGGTGGCCAAATGATGCTATTATGTGTAAACAACTATGTCCGTGGTTACGTGCATACAAACCATATTTTACAAAAGTACAAGGGATTAAATCAACAACAAGCAAATGATAAATTTACCAGAATATAGAAGCGACAGACACTTACAAAATCCCACAGGCGGAGAGCTTGAATGGGCGAGGGATATCTTATTCAACGACTTTACTGAACAATGGAGCAAAGAACATAGCGATACAGTATATGCTATGGAAGGTTATTTTCCACCTAAAGATCGAAAGACAGCAGAAAAGGTTGCTTTTATAAACTACTTAAATTTAAAGAATAGAAGTAAATGTAAAATATTAGACATTGGTACAGGTTCAGGACAGTTTGTAAAACTATGTAATACACTAGGCCACACTGCAACAGGAACAGAAGTACAAAAACGTTTAGACGATCCTGTATATAAAATACATCAGCACTATAATTTAAACTTGTTTGAACTACAACTTATGCCTAGTGAATATGTTAAGTTACCTGACACATACGATGTTATAACATTACTACGTACACAGTTTAACGACATACGTACACGAGAATATAAAGAAGCAGACTGGCACTACTGGAAAGATAATATGTTTGATTATCTTAACCCCGGTGGACAGATATTTTTAAAAACAAATCTTAAGTTTCAAAAATCAGTTATAGGCGGAATGCAAACAGAAATAATGAAAGCATTTGGTAAGCCAATTAAAGGCTTTAACAGCTACACGTACTTCTTTGAAAAGACGCAGACATGGCTGTAAGAGTAACACACCCTATTAACTGTACATACATCCACATTCCTAAAACAGCCGGCAATAGTATTACGTCTTGGCTTAAACAAACTGCAACAACAAAAGTAACAAAAAGAAATCAACATGCTACTGTACAAGAAGTACTTGAGGGCAATCATAGTTTAGGTCCCATGCAAATGCAAGATCTTGGATGGAAGTTTTGTGTAGTAAGAAACCCTTGGGACTATGTAGTTAGTTGGTATACATTTGAAATAAGACTGTGTAAGCAAAACATATATAGATGTGAAACAGATACTAAATGGAAACATCCTACAAAAGAAAAATATAACCTAAAGTTTCAGCAGATGCGTTTGAAACATTTACAAGATACTGGCATTAAACATTTTATTGAAAATGCACACAATCATAGATACTTACATATGATGCAAAGTGAGTGGGCTAGTAGCTGTGATTATGTAATGAAGTTAGAAAACATTAACGAAGATTTTGTAAAGATACAAGAGAAATTAAACTGTTATACACCTTTGCCAGTTAAAAATAAAACAAAAAGTAGAATACAATATCAAGAATATTACACGTCTGAACTCATTGATACAGTATACAAAATGTATAAAAAAGATATTAATACTTACAAATATCAATTTTAAATTTACCATTTTACAAAGTCTTAATTAAATGCATACATAAATATCTATATGAACAAAGTAGTATTAGTCACAGGTGGATTTGACCCACTACATAGCGGCCATGTTAAATATTTTAAAGAAGCAAAGAAATTAGGCGATCGATTAATCGTTGGCCTAAATTCAGACGAATGGCTTGAGCGTAAGAAGGGCAGGGCATTTATGCCTTGGAATGAACGCCTATGCATTGTAAACAACTTACAAATGGTAGACGAAGTTTTTACATTTATGGACGATGATGATTCTGCTATAAATTTTATAAAACAAGTTAAAGCACACTATCCCAACGATAAAATAATATTTGCCAATGGCGGCGATCGAACCTCTGAGAACATTCCCGAGATGGCAGTTGAAGGTGTAGAGTTTGTATTTGGTGTCGGTGGAGAAAACAAAGCTAACAGTTCAAGCTGGATACTAGACGAATGGAAAACACAAAAGACTGAGCGTGATTGGGGTTACTGGCGTGTGCTAGATCACAAGCCTGCGCAAGGGTACAAAGTAAAAGAACTTGTAATATATCCAGGCAAATCACTTAGTGATCAAAAACATTTTAAACGTTCAGAGCAATGGATAGTGCTTGAAGGCGTAGTCGATATGAAGACTGAATGGAACGGCCAGACAGGTGATTTACAGTTAAAGCAACACGGTATGCCTTATGAAATAGGCAAAGAAGTTTGGCACTTAGCATCTAACACTGGTACAGAAAACGCACACATCCTTGAAATACAATGGGGCAGTGAGTGCATTGAAGAAGATATAGAAAGAAGAAACACATGAAAGTATTTGTAGGTTACGACACAAGAGAAGATATGGCATACCAAGTGTGCAAACATAGTATACTTAGGCACAGTCCAACCGCTGAAGTCAAACCGCTGAAGCAAAATGATCTTAAACGCCAAGGCTGGTATTCAAGATCGCCGGACAAACTTGCTAGTACTGAATTTACATTTACTCGTTTTTTAGTTCCTGAACTTGCTAACTTTAGTGGCTGGGCAGTATTTATGGATTGCGACATGTTGCTTAGAACAGATATTACAGAGTTGTTTGCACAAGCAGATGATACAAAAGCGGTTATGTGTGTACAACACGACTACGCACCTAAAGAAGCTACGAAGATGGATGGACAACGACAAACAGTTTATCCACGTAAAAATTGGTCTAGTATGATGCTTATTAACTGCGGCCATCCTGCTAACAAAAGACTTAACATTGACTTAGTAAATGAGAAAGAACTTAACGGAGCATACTTTCACAGATTTAGTTGGCTAGAAAGTGATGACTTAATTGGTGAGATATCACCTGAATGGAATTGGTTAGTAGGACACTACGAAGAGCCAAAGGATGGTACACCAAAACTATTACACTACACAGAAGGCGGCCCTTGGTTTGAAAACTACAGGGACTGTGAATATAACAAAGAATGGAAACAGGAACTACAGGATATGATGAATGAATAGGTATGTAAAGAAACCAGACGACACAGTACCACCTAAGATGTTAATGCTAAACGACGATGATGAGATTATGAAGCATTGGAAAGCAGGTACTGGGGCTATTACCATTGACAGAAAAGAAATCAGTAGTAAAATTTCAGAGTCTCCTTGGGACAATAATATTCCGGTATCGTTCAGAAGCATGACCAAGCGTAAAGAGATTTGGAAATGTTGGGAAACTGGTAGACCTTTCTATTATATTGATAATGGATACATGGGCAATTTAATGAAGAAGAAACATTTTTATAGAATTGTTAAAAATAATATTCAACATACAAAAATTAAACCCGACATGCCTTCGGACAGATATAATGCACTTTGTGATTTTGCACCATACATGCTGTATCATGGACGCAAAGATCCTGCATATCAAGACGGTGCAATTTTAATAGTTACACCGAGCGAAAAACCGTGTCAGTTTTACAAAATTGAAAAAGATACGTGGCTTAAAGAAACTATTGCTACGCTTAAGAAACATACTGACAGACCAATTATCATACGTGAAAAGGGATTACGGCCTGCTAGAATTAAAGATAATAGTGTTGCCGCACAGTGTTATAGAGAAAGAATTCACTCTGTAGTTACATATCAAAGTATGGCCGCACTAGAAGCAATACATTACGGTATTCCTGCATTTACAATGGCTCCTAGTTGTGTTGACTCAGTAGCAAACAGAGACTTAGCTGATATTGAAACCCCTAAGTATCCAACATCTGCAGAGTTTAGAAATGTATTACACTATCTTGCATACTGTCAATACAACTTAGAAGAGATGTCTAACGGTACAGCATATAATATGATCGAGAGGATGAAATTGCATGACTAATCCGTTTAAAGTTAATGCGTATATGGCGGCTATTCCACCTGGTAATAAAAATCCAGAGAAGCCCAAGCTATTAGAATACTTTATTGAAGGAGTACATGCGCAAGGAGATAAGGGACAAGTTATTAATTCAACTACTTATCAGCCTTCAGACGTTGCTATATTGCAAGGCTTTGTGCATCCAGAAAGTAAACATGTACCGCACTTAAATTTAAGAAGAGCGGTGCTACAAGGACAGCAAGAAATTGGCAGACGTACTATTATTGCTGATAGTAATTTATTTCTTGCTTACGATAAAGGCAATACAAAAACATATTTGAGATATAGTTATGACGGTATCTTTCCAACTACTGGCGAATATTGTGATAGTAAAATTTATCCTCGACGCTGGGCAGAGTTAAGAGATAATTTAGGACTTGCGATAAAACCTTGGAAAAAATATGGTGACTATATTTTAATTACTTGTCAACGAGACGGTGGATGGAGTATGGACGGAGTTGCACTTATTAATTGGTTGCACTTATTAATCATTAAAATAAGAAAAACAAGTGACAGAAAAATAGTTGTAAGATTTCATCCAGGTGATAAAAAAGCTATAAAGCATGTACAACAATTAAAAGCAATCGGACATAAAGTAGACGTGTCATCGCCTACAAGTTCGTTATTAAAAGATTTACACGATGCATATTGTGTTGTAAGTTACAACAGCAGTCCGGCAGTAGTTGCGGCAATTGAAGGTGTTCCGATCTTTGTATTGGATCCTAATAGAAGTCAAGCATCTGAGGTTGCAAACACTGACCTAACTAGAATAGATGACCCCATTTACGAATTTGATAGAGAAGCGTGGTTGCGTAGACTGTCAATGATGCATTGGAGATTAGACGAAGTGCGCTCAGGAGAGTGCTGGAAACATATGAGAGAGTGGGCTTACCAATGAAAAATATAACAGTATTAACAACATTTCATCAACCTGGATTAGAAAAATACGGACAACGTATGATTAATAGTTTTGCTGAAAGTGTTGACGATAGGATTAAATTAATTGTGTATGCAGAAGATTGTACACCTGATAATCCTAATACAGAGCAAATTCAAATATTAGATGCAAAGCAAGTATTACCCAAACTAAATGCTTTCAAAGCACGTTGGGGCAATGATCCAAAAGCTAATGGCATTCCACCAGATGATATCAAAGCACGGCGCCCTCGTGATTGGCACAAAGAATTTAAGTGGGACGCAGTGCGTTTTGCTAACAAAGTGTATGCAGTATTTGACGCTTGCGAAAATGGAACCGACTGGGTTGTATGGATGGATGCAGATACATTTGTACACAGTAATTGGACTTACGAAGACTTTGCGGACCTATTGCCAGACGACAAGTGGATTACATATGTTGGTAGGGGGAAAGGCTCACAGACATGGCCCGAGTGCGGGTTTTACGGATTAAACTTAAACCATCCTGTGTGTATACAGTTCTTAAAAGAATTTGAACGTTATTATGAAGATGCCAATAATGGTATTTTTGAACTAGAAGAATGGCATGACAGTTATGTGTTTGGAAAGATTTTAGAAAATCTAAAACCAATTAGTCCTAACTTCCTTGACTACTCAGCAGATATGTATTTGCGTGAAGCTAAGTCAGGCGGTGGCGGTCATCCGTTAATTAACGGACCGTTAGGTAAATGGATTGATCATATGAAAGGCGGCCGTAAGGATACAGGCAAGTCACAAAAGAAAGATATTACAGTTCAACGTACGGAAACATATTGGAATGAGATTTAGTTTATATACTAATCACGGTGCCCTTAATAGTAAGCCTGTGTTTGAAGCATTTGCTAAAAGTTTAGTTGATGCAGGACATAGTGTTGTGTATAATGAGCCTTACCAGGTTTTTGGTCATTATGACAATTATGATGTTGCTGTCATATGGAGTGTGCTTTGGCACGGACGGATGGCAAAGAACAAGGATGTATGGGAACAAAACAGATTATTAAATAAGCCTGTTATAGTGTTAGAAGTTGGTGGCATTAACAGAGGTACAACATGGAAGGTAGGACTAAATGGGATTAATAGAGATGCTTTTTTTGGGCCTGATAGGAATGATGATACTCGCTTATTATCACTGGGGTTAAAACTAAAGCCTTGGCGTACTAGTGGAGAGTTTATTCTTATAACAGGACAACACGATAAGAGCCTGCAATGGCAAGGTATGCCTAGCATGAGCCATTGGCTGATGAACACTATTGATACTATTCGAACACATAGTAAACGCCCTATACTATTCCGACCACATCCTAGATGCCCGTTACCGACTATTGAAAACGAATTTAAAAATGTTTACAGACAGCAACCAGTACAACTACCAAACAGTTACGATGACTTTGACATGGGATTTGACAACGTACATGCTACTGTAAGCTACTCTAGCAACCCGGGTGTGCATAGTATCATTAACGGCATTCCAGCGTTTGTAGGCACCAGCTCGTTAGCGTATGACGTTGCTAACGACATAGACTTCATGCACGATATTGAGAATCCAATAATGCCAGACAGACAACAATGGCTTAACGATTACGCACATACTGAATATACACTTGAAGAAATATCTCAAGGAATTCCACTTAAACACTTGACTTCTAAGTTATAATCATGTATAATAGTAAGTATGACAATAGAAAAACCACTCACATGCGAAGACTGTTTAGCATACTTACTATTTCCTGATGAAGAATTTGTAATTGATAAATCTGACATAGGTATATTGAATAGTATTAACAATCAGTTAAGAAAGCAAATAGCATTGACTGATAGGCAGTATGAGTTAGTTAAAACTAAACTACTTCAATACATTGATCAATTTGAAAAAAGAGATGTCAATGTTGCATATGCGGCCAGTCAATTAAAGCACGAGTTGCGAGAGATTGACAGATCGCATTGGCTTAAAATACTAGATTACAAAGATGAGGCTGTACTTGGCATTAGATTTCCTTTCTCAAAAAAGATTATTAGTCGCATTGAAGAACTTCGCGGAATAGACCATTTAAACATAAACGAACACTCGTATAAAGACAACACACATTGTTTTCCTTTTACTCCAAGTAACGTGTTTAAGTTAGTTGAAATTGCAAATAGATTTGAAACTAAGTTTGTTATACATGACGACATTATTGAAATCTATAATCAGTTATTAATATATGAAGATAATAAAGCTGATTACATTCCCGGAGTATATGGATATGATATTAAAAATATTCCACAAGACGCTGTTAATACATTAACAGAAACATTAGGCGAATGTACAAAAGACACCTTAGCATTGTACTACGAAAGACGCTACTTGTACGGATTGCATTATTTTGATATGAATAATGTTGAGCCAAGTGTTCAAAGCTATAGTACGCTATCACAACAAATTATTAATAGAGATCATGCAGTTTTTCTTATAGATAAAAAACAAACAACATTGGACACTGTTGCATCTGCATTATTAGAAATTAATAGATTTCCAATACTAGTAGTGTTAACTCCCAACAAAGCCAGCGATCAGCTATTAGCAATGCACAGCGCACTCAAGTATATTTTGCCTAGTGAACAAATGACTGTATGGTTTAGAAAGGACGGTGCTGATCCGTTTAATGAATACATTAAGAAGGAGAATTTAAATAATCCTCTTGACAAAAATACAAAAGTAGTGTATATTAGTAATAACAAGTTACCTAAGCCAATACTAAAATCCCAATGGGTTCCTAGCTGTACAGTGTCATTTGAAACTATGCAGTTAACTTTTAATAACGTATCACAGTATGCAGAACACACCGATCTGCGTATAGTATATGACAATATTGCAGTTGGTGGACTTTGGGATCGAAACGAGAGGAAATACATACGTGCGTTCGTGTAAATTAATTATTGAAGATGAAGTAAACATTAAGTTAGAAGGACTTGATGTAGACATGCGGCGCAAGATTTCAGCCGCACTAAAGTTCGAAGTGCCGTATGCAAAGCACATGCCTCAGTATAAGCTAGGACGATGGGATGGCAAGGTTGCTTTCTTTGGTATTGGCGGCACAGGATATGTCAACCATCTTGACGTAGTACAAGGAGTACTAGAACGCAATGATGTGCAAATTACAGCTATTGATGATCGCAGGCATCCTATTAGTTTAGACTTTACTCCTGTTACAGAACGCTATTGGGCAGACCAAGGTGTAGTATGGCCTGAAGGGCATCCTGTAGAAGGCACTGAAATTATATTGCGTGACTATCAAGTGGAAGCTATTAACAACTTCCTTGATAACCCGCAAAGCCTGCAACAGATTGCTACTGGCGCAGGTAAAACAATTACCACAGCAACCTTATCACATATAACTGAGCCTTACGGTCGTAGTCTAGTTATTGTTCCTAACAAGTCGTTAGTAGAACAAACTGAAGAAGACTATATTAACTGTGGGCTTGATGTTGGTGTGTACTTCGGCGACAGAAAGAACCTAGGTAAGACTCACACTATTTGCACTTGGCAAAGTTTAAATATACTTGACAAGAAGCACAAAGATGGCTCAGCAGTGTTATCACTAGCAGAGTTTCTAGATGGTGTAAGCACAGTTATTGTCGACGAAGTACACATGGCAAAAGCAGAAGTTCTTAAGAACTTGCTTACTCGCAACTTAAAGAATGCTCCAATACGTTGGGGACTAACAGGCACTGTGCCTAGAGAGAAGTTTGAGTTTGAAAGTATTCATGCAAGTCTAGGTCCAGTAATTGGTAGCATCAGTGCTAAGTCATTACAAGACAAAGGTGTATTATCAAAATGTCATGTTAACGTATGTCAACTAATAGACACAGTGGCACACAGTGATTACCAAAGCGAACTAAAGTATCTAACAACAAATGAAGCAAGACTAACATATATTGCTAAAATGATGAATCAAGTTTCGCAATCAGGTAACACGCTAATACTAGTAGACAGGATTAGTGCAGGACAAATGTTAGCAGAACTAATACCTAACAGCACGTTTGTAAGCGGTGCAGTAAAAGTAAAGGACAGGAAACAAACTTACGACACAATTAAAGAAGGCACTAATGAAGTTATTATTGCGACATACGGTGTTGCGGCAGTAGGCCTTAATATACCACGCATCTTTAACATGGTTCTGCTTGAGCCTGGAAAGAGTTTCGTAAGAGTAATACAATCAATCGGACGTGGAGTTCGTATTGCGAAAGACAAAGACTTCGTACAAATATGGGACTTGACATCAACATGCAAGTACGCGAAGCGACATCTAACTCAGCGTAAGAAATTTTACAAAGAAGCAGAGTACCCGTTTACAATCGAAAAAATAGACTGGAATTAAATTATGCAAATTTTAACATTAGAAAATAAGGCGCTGGACTTAAACACATTACCAGACACAATTGAAGAAGACATAAGATTTAGTGTACTGGATAACAGCAATCCTGATGTTCCTGATTTCTTTTTTATACCGTTGATCTTTTTAGAATCATTTAGTTCACCTAGTGTAGTATTGAGGATTGGCACAGTAGAAGTACAAATGCCAATTGACTGGCATATTGCTGTTGGATGTAGTGACAGCGGAAACGATTTAGAAATCTTGCCACTAACAAGTATTGGCGATAGAGGATTTGAAGCATTTTTGTTTAATCCTATGGCCAGCTTTAAGGCAGAATTTGCTGAAGTGCAGGTAATTAATTATTATAATGATGTGAAGTGGTACTTCCCTAAAATGCGGAACGGACAGCTACTAAGCATCCCACTTGAAACATGTGATGAACCACTATGTGCATTTTTCATTAAAGACATCACAAGACAAACAGAAGTAATTAAATATGGAGAATTATTGTAAGATGGGAATCAAAGCAGGAAAAATTTGGGGATCAACAGAGTTGGTTCACGCAAACGGTGTACTAGAGTTTCACCGTATTGAATACAAAGCAGGATACAAATGTTCAGAACACGAGCATGAATTTAAATGGAACGGATTCTTTGTTGAATCGGGCAAGATGATTGTTCGAGTTTGGCAAGATGATCAAGGACTAGTTGATGAAACTATTCTTGAAGCAGGAGACTTTACGCAAGTGAAGCCAGGCAAGATTCACCAGTTTGAAGGTTTAGAAGACGGTGTCGCTTTTGAACTATACTGGGCTGAATTTAATCACGATGATATTGTTCGTCGTACTAGTGGCACCGAAACTAAAAAATAAAAGGAGTAAAGTATGCTAAATTGGATCAAAGGTATGTTCGGTTGGAGTGTGATTGACGAAGTAGAAGAACGCCCAGTAACTGAAGTAAAAGCAAAAGCACCAGCTAAAGCACCAGCTAAAGCTAAAGCAAAAGCACCAGCCAAAGCTAAAGCCAAAGCCAAAGCACCGGCCAAAACTGGTGGCAAGAAAAAAGGCGAACTAAGTATGACGCCAACTGCTATTAAGCAACGCGAAGCACGAGCTAAAGCAAAAGCAGTAACGCAGTAAACCTATAATGGGCATTACTATACGAGTGTGGCAATGCCACACTCGCCACTGCTTCTTATAAAGGAAAAACAAATGTATCAACTGAGAATTATAGCAGGACCGTGCCAGCATGAGTCATTAAGTCAGTCATCACATATTGCAGAGAAGTGTAAAGCAATATGCGACAAACACGGTGTAGAATATATCTTTAAAGCAAGTTTCGATAAAGCAAATCGTTCTAGCCTAGGTAATAAACGAGGTGTAGGACTTGCTAACACTCTAAATGACTTTAAGCTAATTAAAGAAGTGCATGGTGTTAAAACACTAACAGATGTACACGATATTGATCAAATTGAAATGATCACAACGTACTTTAATGAGTGTGTAGATGTATTACAAATTCCTGCATTCCTTTGTAGACAAACTGACTTGTTACAAGCGGCTTGTGAAACAGATAAGATTGTTAATATTAAAAAAGGACAGTTCCTTGCACCGTGGGATATGAAGGGTATATTAACTAAGACAGAAGGTGCTAAAGAGGTTTGGATAACCGAGAGAGGAACTAGTTTTGGATATAATACTTTGGTCGTTGATTTTACTGGCTTGGACTACATGCTTAATAATTATGATTATCCTGTTGTACTTGATGCCACACACAGCGTACAGAAACCTGGCGGCAACGGAAGCAGTAGCGGTGGCAATAGGGATTACGTTCCTGGTCTATGTCGCGCAGGTAGTGCTTTGGGTATTAGGAATTTCTTTCTAGAAGTACACCCTAACCCGGACAATGCACCAAGTGACGGACCTAACATGTTACGACTAGATGACTTTGAAAAAGTAGTAGCAGATATAGTTAAATATCAATATGAATAAACTATTTGAAAATGCTTGTAACAGAGTAGAACAGCCAACTCCTCCAATTTGGATGATGCGGCAGGCCGGACGATATCAAAAAGGTTACATGGAACTAAAGCAAAATTTTACATTTGAACAAATGTGTAAGTTGCCTAAAGTAGCCGCAGAGGTTGCAATGCTACCAATTAACCAATTTGATTTTGACATTGCAATACTTTTTAGTGACATACTTTTTCCTATTGAAGGATTAGGTATTCCTCTAAAGTTTGACCCGGGTCCAAAGTTTGAATGGCTACTTACAGAAGAGAATTATAAAAATCACATGGATGTAGAAGCCGCAATTGAACATATGGATTTTCAAAGTCGTGCTATTACTGCAACAAAAGAAATGTTGCCTTCTAACAAAAGTCTTATTGGATTTGTAGGCGGTCCGTGGACACTATTAAATTATGCAACTGGTAAACAAAAAACAAGTACTAAGTTTAAAGTAGAATACTTGCGTGAAGTTATTATTCCGTTGCTGAACCGTAATATACATTTACAGTTACGAGCAGGCGCTGAAAAAGTTATGATACTTGATAGCGGTGTAGGTAATATGAGTGAAGGGTTCTTTAAAGATCATTACAAAGAATTATTACAGTCTATGATAATGGCCAACGTTGGATATTATACACAGCATTTAAATCCTAAATGTATGCCTTCTTTACTTAAAATGGAATGGAAGGGAATTGGCATTGATAGCGGAGTTGATATTACAAAAACTATGAAAAAGTACACAACTGGATTTGTACAGGGCAACTTTGATGAAAAGTTAATGCTACTATCATCGACTATGGAATGCAGGAAAGAAATTAATTTGTTTTTAGATAAAATGGAAACTGTTGATCGTACAGGATGGATATGTGGACTTGGTCACGGCATCCAAAAAACTACACCTGAAGAAAATGTAAAGCTGTTTGTAGATATGGTAAGGGAGCGATTTAAATGAATACTGCTATCCTTATACCTGCTAGGTATGCAAGCACACGCTTTCCTGGAAAGCCACTAGCTATGTTAGATGGCGTTCCTATGATTAAACGTGTGTATGACGCTTGTGTTGCGTCTAAGATACCAACATATGTGCTTACTGATGACATGCGTATCTTTAATTTGTTTGGTTCGGATAAATGTTGGATTGACCAAAAAGAGTACGACAACGGCACAGAGCGTGTTGCAGGCGCAATACAGAACGACTTCTTTAATGAGTACGATCAATTTATTAATGTACAAGGCGATATGCCTGACGTAACACTACAAATGATTGAACGTTGTGTAGAATGGCTCAAGTATTATCAAATAAGCACAGTATACGCAGAAATGCCTAAAGCAATGCAAGACGATCCTAACTCGGTTAAGATGGTACGTGCTGGTGACAAAGCTCTGTGGTTTGGTAGAGGACTAACTGGATACGGACATTGGCATTTAGGAGTTTACGGATACAAACGCAATCCGTTACTATTCTATAGAGGCATGGAAGTTACACAAGAAGAACAGGTTGAAAAACTAGAACAGTTGCGTTGGCTTAAAGCTGGTTGGGATATAGGTTGCAGTTGTGTAGAATTTAATGGCATTGAAATTAATTCACCTGAAGACTTAAAGGCATGGAATGAGCGAACTTAAAATTAATCAATTGGTAATTGCAAACAAATTAGTGGTTGACTTCTTCAAAGATCTCAGTTATAATATAATACAATACAGAAGCAATACGGTGGCATATTATGAGTAAACTTCCAATTAAAGATATACTTGCGGCAATTGACATGGGCGCCTTAGAAGTTTGGGACGAACTATCTGATGAAGAACGCAAACAAGTTAGTTTCTTCTTGCTTAACAGATATGTTAGCAGTGTAAAGAGTAATAGAGATTCACAAGAACTTGCAGTATTTAAAACAAACGAATACTACAACAAACACTTCTACACATTACAAAAACATAAAAAATTATTATGGCAGTTGCTTTGTTTGAGCGGCAACACTAAAAATATTATGTATCACGAGTGGATTGGATACAAAAAGAAAACAGGCGATAACTCCAAGAGTGTAAAGTACTTAATGAAGATGTTTCCGAATATGAAAACAGATGAGGTGGAATTACTTGCTAGAATATCTACAAAAAAAGAAATCTTCGCGCTTGCCGCAGACTATGGGATCGATAAAAAAGATGTCAACATCTAAACCATACAAGTGTGAATACTGCGGAACTAGTTACACCAAAGAGAAAACACTCATTGTACATATGTGCGAAAAGAAAAGACGTGCATTGCAAAAGAATGAGAAGCGTGTACAGTTGGGGTTTTATTCGTTTGGTAGATTTTATAAGTTAAGTGCAGGAAACAAAACTGAGAAAACATATGCACAGTTTTGTAACAGCCCATACTATAATGCATTTGTTAAGTTTGGAAGTTTTATTAGTAATGTAAAACCTTTGTATACAGAAAAGTATATCGACTGGGTAGTATGCAGTGGAGTTAAATTAGATCACTGGTGCCGCGATGAACTGTATGAAAAATATGTTAACCAATTAATTTTAAAAGAAAGTATGGAAACTGCTATTGAGCGTTCAATAGAAACTATGATGGAATGGAGCGAGGACATTAGCTCTCCGTGGAATGACTATTTTAGATATGCAAGTTTAAACAGAGTAACACGTGATGTTAAAGACGGCAAGGTAAGTCCTTGGTTACTATTAAATTGTAAAAGCGGAAAAGAAATGTTAGGCAAGTTTAATGACGAGCAACTAGGCTTTGTATATGAGGTACTTGATCCCAAGCATTGGGCACTAAGATTTAGAAGACAACCGGGCGATGTCGAAGTTATTAAACAAGTTGCAAAGGAGTCAAACTTATGAATGACTTAGTTATTACCTTAAGAGATATAAACAAAGAATTTGACAACTATGATCTTAACTATAAGATTAAGGATAATGCACTAGGTAGTGCTTGGAAAAATCATTTTATAAAAAACTTTATTGAAAGCGATCATCCAATAGAAAAAACTTATTGCTTACACGGCTGGCAGTCGGAATGGGAATCGGACTATCCTAGAAATCTTAATTTTCTATGTGATAGATTAAATTACTATATTTCTGTTGTAAATAAAGAAATGCCAACAAGAGGATATCCTAAAATAGATTTAAACTTTACTGTTGAAGCATTACAAAATAGTAACACACAAGACGAATTAATGAATAAAGTTCATCATCATTTTGAATTACTTATAGGACAAAGTTGGAATCATTCTAAGTGGTGGAAGTTAGATCTTAAACATGAAACAAAATTTGCAATTAGGATGCTTAATAACTTCTGTCACGAAATAGAATTTTCTATAAAACAGATAACATCTAAAAATAATAACGCTTCGATATTCCTTTCCCAAAATGGTATTAATAAAGACGGATATTATATTGGTGAGCATAAAGTAAGCACTGAATTAATTTTAGACGAATATAAAGACTTTGTTTCAGAACGTCCATTTGGTAGTATAATGTTATACTATGCTCAACTAGGAAAAAGTCACGCAGAAGCATATATAGATAACGACTCTGACATCGACCATGAAAACATTTCAGGAATTAGATATGTCACCGGAGAAGGTACTATTACTTTTAATGAGTCACGAGGTATGTTAAATGATCCTAATTTTGTTACTTGGTTGAAAGAAAACAACTTTGATAAAGACGATCCCGCACTTGCTCTTAACAATGGAGTTGTTGCCGAATTACAATATGACAACAAAGAGATTCTAATTCAAGAACTATTAAAAAGAAATGATGTATATAAGTTTAGTATAGACGGACTTGAAAGAACTTACAATTATACTTGGAAAGATCAAGAGTCTTGGGAACAAAAAATAAAGGAGTCGAACTTATGATGAAGACGCATTTATTAGGCACAGAACATCAATGGATCATTGAAGCGCATTATGAAGACTGCGAAGAATTTGATTTTCACTGGGATAAAAAAGTATTCCCAAGCGATACTAGAGAAGACGTAAGTGATCAAACTACTACGTATCGAGGTAAACAGTTTAACGTGCATCCAGCAACATACTTAAATGAATGGAAGTACAAGCCATTTTTACAAGCCCAAATAGACAAGGTTGGGTTAAATATAGAGTTAACAGAGTTGTGTGCATTGTGGGCAATCGATTATAAAAAGGGCGGCTGGCAAAAAGCACACCGGCACAGCGACACTACAGTTAAAAAAATTAGTGCAATATGTTACTTGACAGAGCCCGACAGTGATGAAACTACCTGGCACGGCGGCACATTTGCATACTTGTATGACGGCACTGGTAACACACATGACTTATGTTATAAACCAAGTAGGGGCGATGTGCTACTATTTAAAAGCACTGTGTTGCACGGATCGTACCCGACACGAGAACACAAGCGAGTATTTGTAATAGACTACTTTTATAAAGACAAAGGAGAATAAAATGGAACTACAATTAATTACATATCCTAATGATATTTTACACACACCTATTACTGAAGAATGGGATTTAGAAAACCCGCAGTACGATGCTGTAGAGTTGCGCCAGTCAATGTGGAAAACTATGAGTGCTCATCAAGGAATTGGGTTGGCGGCTAACCAAGTCGGCCTTAATGTGCGAGTATTTGTTTTTCGAAACACAGTTGACACTAATAGTGATAGGCAACAAGTTCTTGCACTTAATCCTAGTTACACTGTACATGAAGAGTCTGTTGATATTGATATGTTTGAAGGGTGTTTAAGTTATCCAGGAATAAATTTACAAATATCTAGACCGAATAAAATTACAGCTAGATGGTTGGACCATCAAGGATCGGATAGATCATTTGTACTAGATGGATATTCGGCTAGATGCTTTATGCACGAAATGGATCACCTAAATGGAATAACTATGGACGAGCATGTGTCTCCAAGAGTTTGGAAAGAAGCAATGGCAAAAGCCGGGCATGTCAGTTAGAAAATTACAAAATGAATACAACTACTAACATATATATCGTGCATACCTTTAAAAAAATAGAGTCTGTTGGGAATCGTTTCCACGGAGTGTACAGCAGTAAAGAACTTGCAGACAAGGCAGGAAAAGACTATTGTGAAACATGGGGTGAAGAAGATTCGTTACATTACAATGTAACAATAAAAGCACTAGATGACATCATAAACGGAGTACAGTACTAAATGCCTGATATTGATATTGACTTTGCAGATAGAACTATTGTGCTTGCACAATTAAAACATCGTGTGGCAAAGTTAAACACAGGTAAGAAGCACAACACCGGAGTCTACGCAACGGAGATTCCGCACAACCCTATTGACAACTTAGCTACAGTTGAACATAAGACAGCAGATGCACGTGGTTACTTTAAACTAGACTTTCTTAATGTAAGTATATACAAAGACGTTAGAGACGAAGCGCACCTAACTAAATTAATGAACACACAACCTATGTGGGAATTACTTGAGCATCAAGACTTTAGTGATAAAGTATTCCACCTTAATGGACATAATGATTTATTGAAAAAACTAAAGCCAACCTCAGTAAAAGAGCTTGCCGCAACTTTAGCTATTATTCGTCCAGCAAAAAGATACCTATCAGACAACGATTGGAATACTATTCATTCAGAGGTGTGGATAAAGCCTGAAGAAGGTTACTACTTCAAAAAGGCCCACGCAGTTTCTTACGCAATGGCTTGCGTAGTCCACATGAATTTGATTTGCGAAAGTTTAGCTAAAACTACTTAGAAGGTTTCTTAAGTAGCTGTACACTTTTACGTTTCACCCGTTTGACAGATAACTTATTAAGGTTAACTGTAGGTCCTAAAGACACTTTAACATCTTTACTATTCATAGTCATCATCACATACTTAAAACGTTGCATATCACTATTAAGGAATATGTTAATTGGAATCATTCTATTTGACTCCCACCACCATGCTTCGCCCAATGCCACAAACGCGGACCGGTCTTCGTCGGTACGCAGATCGGTGTAGATATACATACTTGTAATGTATGCATCTTGATTGTTAATGATTCCTATGTATTCTAAACCGCCGTATGTAACGACACTTAAAAACGGAAACTTTTCTTCTATATCTTTTCTCAACATAATCCAATAAATACAACTAGTGTTAGGGATAAAATTATTATGCAACTAGTATCAAGATATTTAGCAGTTAACAAATCGGTAGTCGTCTTAGATGGCTTTTCCGGCAACGTGGAGTATAGCAAATTGTACCAGAGAAATATAAAAGTAACTAAAGGAATAGACAATGTCATTTCTTTTGAAATTAAAAACGGCGATCATAAACCAGTATCGATACTGAATACATACACACCGTATGTTGAAGTGTTCACTGAAGATAAGGTATTGCTCAAACGGTATACAGGAACTATTAAAGAAACAAGTACACCGTTATACAAAGGGCAGTTCACTATCAACATTAGTGATAACGACACCCTCAACTTAGACGGCCAGTATATGAGCTACGTAGTGTATCTTAATAAAACAGCAGACGGCACAAACGCACTAACCTATGCTGATACGCAGTACGGAATGTCCGGCACTATCGAACTGTCCGGAAGAGCCTTTCCGGGTCCGATTGACTCTGTATCGGTAACTACTTGGATGAACAACACTAGTTCAGTAGTTGATGCACAACCACAAATTAATAGTAACGAGGCGTTACACACTGCGGCAATATACACTTCTCAGTTTACTGGAACTGTAAAAGTCCAAGGAACACTAGGACCTAATGATTCTGCTAGTTGGTTTGATATTGCAACTGAAACATTATCAAATCCGACTGCGCCTCATTATGTAAACTTCAATGGTATCTTTAATCACTTACGGTTTGTCAAAGCAAATGATTCTGGCAACATTGGAACTGTAGATAAAATTCTACTAAGAAATTAAAAAAAACACTTGACATTAGAGACAAACGATAGTATAATAATACTATGAGCATTGTCTATGAAACACTTACAGCATACTTGCCAGCAAAGCGCAAACAAACTCCTAGTGGGTGGGTTTCGTTTAATGCACCCTGTTGTGTACACAATAGCAATACTGCTGACACTAGACAGCGTGGCGGACTAATAGCTAATGCAGATGACGGTGTGAGCTATCACTGTTTCAACTGTGGATTCAAAGCAAGCTGGCAACAAGGTCGTAACATCAGCGGCAAATTGCGCAAACTGTTGCAATGGATGAATGCACCCGACGATGTTATTAATAAACTTGCATTACAAGTTATGCAAGAGAATGAAGGCTTTGCAATAACACAACAAGTAATCGAACTGCCTAAGTTCAACACTGTACCGTTGCCAGACAATGCTATAAAAATTACAGATATAACAGACTTCAATAAGCATAGTTTAAAAATACTAGAATACATGAGTGAGCGCAATCTTAACTTAGATGACACATCATACTACTGGTGTCCTAGTTTAGCATACCGTGAGAGACTAATTATTCCGTTTTACTTTGAAAAGCGTATTGTGGGATGGACTGGCAGAACAGTGCAACCAGATAGCAAATACAAGTACATGAGTGAACAACAAGTTGGATATGTATACGGACTCGACGAGCAAACTCAAAACAAAGCGTTTGTTATTGTGTGTGAAGGACCAATGGATGCCATACACGTAGATGGGTGTGCATTACTCGGAAGTGAAATAAAAGACCAGCAAGCTATGCTAATTAATAGAGTAGGCAAGCAAGTTATTGTTGTACCTGATAGAGATGAAGCAGGAAGTAAATTAATTGACCAAGCAATCGAACTAGGTTGGTCTGTAAGTTTACCAGACTGGGATAGTACAATTAATGACATTGGTGACGCAGTTGCAAAATACGGTAGACTATATACATTGTATAGCATTGCTAATGCCGCTGAGTCAAACGAACTAAAAATTAGATTGAGAGCAAAAAAATGGTTTACTTAAAAAACTTTTGGAGTTGGATTAAAACTCCGTATACAAAATGGAAGCGCAAACAAGCACTAAAAAAGAAACTTGAAGAATTACAAAAACGCGATCCATTTATATACAAGTAGGAGAAATATATATGATTACATGGGGTATGGTTGGTAACAGTCATGATGCCAGCCTAGCAGTCTTTGAAACAAAGGTTGCAGGGCTAACTAGCAACAAGAAAACTAAACTGTTATGGGCAAGTCTTGCGAAGGACTTTACAGGGTTACCTAATAACCCTGACTTTGCTGAAGCACAGCTCAAGACAGCAATAGAAAGTTTTGGCTCCCCTAGCAAAATAGTTTGGTACGAGCGTCCGTTCTTAAAGACACTACGCCAATGGCGTGCCGGACAAGGTTGGTTGTATGCTGAAAATAATATTAAAGAATATCTCAAGCGTTGGGATATTACTTGTCCAATTCAATACACACAACATCATTTAAGTCATGCGGCATATGCTTACTACACTCAACCACATGATGATTGTGCTGTGATATGTATAGACAGCATAGGCGAGTTTGAAACACTGACTATATGGCACGGTAAGGACAATAAGCTAAAGAAGATACACAGTCAAGGCTATCCGCATAGCTTAGGATTATTCTACAGTGCTATGACACAGCGATGCGGACTAGTTCCACAGCGTGATGAATATATGATGGCACAACTAGCGGCTAACGGCAATTACAAACGCTTTAGTAAAATGATGCTAAATGAAATTGTTACTCCGCCTCATAGAACTGCTAAGATTAGTATGAGAGAAAACTTACACAGAGGGTGCAACTGGTGGAGACCTGAACTAACATCTGAACAAGACATAGCAGATATTGCCGCGGCTACGCAACGTATATTTGAACTTAGTCTTAAACACTTATCAAAGTGGGCAAAGAAAGAAACAGGCTCTGCTAACTTAGCACTAGCAGGCGGTGGCGCACTTAACCGCCAAGCAGTTGATTTAATAAGTCGTAAATGGAAGAACGTACATGTTCCGCACAATCCAGGTGACCCAGGAAGTTGTATAGGTGCAGTACTTGCACAAACAAAAACCAAAGTAACACTTGACAAACAATGGTATAAGGCTGTATAATAGTAATATGAGCACACGACAAAACACAGACTATGGGCATGATATACAACGAGTATATCTTGAAATGATGATGACAGATGCCGAGAGCTTTGTACGCTGTCAGGCAGTGTTTGATCCAATGGCATTTGATAGACGCTTGCAGGACCCTGCAAAGTTTCTTAATGAGTACGTGACTGAGCATAATGCATTGCCTACATTTGATATGATTAATGCGGCAACACACAGCGACTTAAAACATCCAGGTGATTTACAAGAAACACATTATGATTGGTTGCTTTCAGAGTTTGAAACATTTAGTAGACATAAGGCATTAGAGAGTGCTATCTTACAAAGTGCAGACTTGCTTGAGAAAGGTGAGTATGGACCAGTAGAAGATCTAGTTAAGAAGGCTGTGCAAATTGGTCTACAAAAAGACTTGGGTACAGATTACTTTAAAGATCCAAGAGCTAGACTAGAAAGCATTAAGAGCAGTAACGGACAAGTAAGCACAGGCTGGTCTGCTATCGATAAGAAACTATTTGGTGGCTTTAACAGAGGCGAACTGAATATCTTTGCAGGTGGTTCGGGTGCAGGTAAGAGTTTGTTCTTAGCTAATCTAGGAGTTAACTGGGCACTACAAGGTATGAACGTTTTGTATCTAACATTAGAGCTTAGTGAAAGTCTTGTTAGTATGCGTGTTGACAGTATGATAACTGGTATTCCAAGTCGAGATGTGTTTAAGAGCATTGACGATGTTGAAATGAAAGTTAAGATGATTGGCAAGAAGGCAGGTGCATTCCAAGTTAAGTATATGCCAAGTGGCAAAACACCTAATGATGTACGTAGCTATATTAAAGAATTAGAAATTAAAACAGGACGCAAAGTAGACGTACTGTTAATTGACTACTTAGATTTGCTTATGCCCAACGGTGCAAAGATTAGTGCAGAGAACTTGTACATCAAAGACAAGTACGTATCAGAAGAGTTGCGTAACTTAGCAATGGAATTGAACTGTGTGTTTGTTACAGCGGCACAGTTGAACCGTGGTGCTGTTGAGGAGATTGAATTTGATCACTCGCACATTAGTGGTGGCTTGAGTAAGATACAAACAGCAGACAACGTGTTTGGTATCTTTACAAGCAGAGCAATGCGTGAACGCGGGCGCTATCAACTACAGTTAATGAAGACACGTAACAGTGGCGGCGTAGGACAAAAGATTGATCTAGGCTTTGATGTAGACACACTACGCATTGTAGACTGTGACGATGATGACGATGATGATGGTTATAGTAACAGTGGGCACGGTAGTGCTAGTGCTACTAACAGTATTGTAAGTAATTTGAAACGCAGTAGTTCAATGGAGTCTACACACGTAGATCCTAAACAAGGTGACAGGGTAGGCAAAGTTAAAGGTGCAGAGATTGACTCAACTAAATTGCGTAGCTTTATTAACAACCTAGGTGGCGATGACGAATGAAAATTAAATTCATATGTGGTGATGCCGCTGTACACAACAACTATCCGCCACAGCCAGCGAGCAAAGTTAGACCTGATTGGTATAATAAAACAACACCGTGGGTAGGACAACCACATAACAGTCCTCCTACAATTAAAAAATGTATGCCAGTATACGATACTATCACTAGTGGATACATTATATTCAACCCTGTAGAGCAACGTATTCAAACGTATCAACGTGACGAAGAGCATGAAGGGTTCAGCAGAACATATCCACAGGGGTGGCAGAATCAAAGCCCACAAGAAGGACACGAACATTCGCAATGCCCTGTTGCCGTGAATGGCACAAAAAAAGATTATATAACATTTAGTGTGCCGTGGCGTATTGAAACACCACCTGGCTATAGTTGTATTATCCAAAGTCCGTTTTATCATTTTGAGGAGCGGTTTAAATTATATCCAGCTATTATTGACACAGACACTATTGATGTTCCTTGGAACAACTGGCCCGGCGTTGCTATGCAAGACGATTTTATTTTAGCACCCGGCGAGCCACTTGCACAAATCATTCCGTTCAAGAGAGAAGACTGGGAAATGGAAACTGAGATTAACGAAGAAGGCATCAAGCGAGATAGTGCATTAAAGTTTTATCTAAGTGATGCGTACTCAAAAATATTTCACAGGAAGAAAAAGTTTAAATGAAAATAACAGCAAGTCAACAACCGGTGTTTGCGAGCATCAAAGAAAACTTAGAATGTTTAATTAATGTACTTGATACACATCCAGACAGCGATTGGATTTTAACACCCGAAGGTAGCCTAAGTGGGTATTGTGCTAACGTGTGTCACGAAGGAACAGCTGAACAGAAGGCTGAATACTTTACTGCACTAACTACGTTAGAAACTTATCTACAACAAAACAAACGTAGTATGGCACTGGGCACAGGACACTATGAACAAGACGAGTTTCCTTACAACCAAGTGCGTTACTACCGAGAAGGTCAGCTAGTAGGAGCGTATAACAAACAACGACTTACACGTACAACAAACGGACTAGGCGAATACTATTACTATATGATGGGGATAGAATCTAGTCTAATAGAACTTAGCGGAACAGGTCCCAGAACAGGTACACTAATTTGTAATGATGCTTGGGCAATGCCTACTGCAAGTCCTCAAGGCGACGACTACTTGTTTAACAAACTTGCAGATAATGGTGCGTGTTGTGTGTTTGTAAGTGCTAACTGTAATACTGACAAGTACAGCAAGAACCTTTACACCTGGCATGAGAATCATTTATTAACATTTGCTGAACTACACCAAATGCATATTGTAGTAGCTAGTGCCAGTACAGATATGATAGGCGGAACAGTTAATCATATGCAAGCACCTAGTGGCATCATTGGACCAAACGGAACTTGGCTTGCTAAGTGTAACGACGAAGGTATGGACAGTGTTACAATGGAGTTAGACTTATGAGTCAGACCCTATGGATATACGGTGATAGTTTTGCTGTTGACTGGAAAGAAGATTGGTGCTGGACTAGACTGCTATCTACACGTTTAGATGTAGACCGTGTGGTCAATCAGGCATGTGCAGGATCAAGCAACGAGTGGAGTGCTAAACAGTTTAGAGACGACTCACATCAGCCTGGAGACATTGTTGTGTTCTTTGTTACTGAGATGAGCAGACAATGGTTCTTTGAAGACCGTCCCTATTTGAGTAACCTAATGAGTCTCCTAGACATACAAGATGCAAAAGATTTAGAAAAGAAAGACCCTGACAAGTTTAGGGCTGTGCAAGACTACTGGTTACACCTACAGCGTGATGACATAGATGAACTTAGACTAGAGCATATGATCGACAGCATACGAGTCAAACAGATTGAACGTGAGATTCATCTACAGATAATTCCTAGCTTTAATATAAACATGACATGGACTGACCTTACAGTTACACATGGATCAATGACTTGGAACGTATGCGACCAAGAGTTTCAAAGTGATGCAGAAATGGTCAAGTGGTATGCACAAAGCATAGACACTAGAGCCAATCACATGACACGTAACAATCATCTAGTGTTTGTTGACAAGCTAGAACAAAGTCTAAAGACACAAGTACCTTTGGATCTAGAAAACGGATTTGAAACACACATGCTCACACATCGCAACAAAGTTACCCATCCAGGGTTGTGTAAAGAGCTGGTAGATATGGCTCGAGCACCAGGCAATACTATTCCTCAAGATTGCTTGTAAAACAAACTCCACGAACAAAACCCACCACTGCGACAGACACTTAGATTGCACGAAAAACACACCTTAATGGCTCTTAAAATGCTGTTAAGGTGTTTTCGCTTACATAGTGTTGTTTAAATGATTTGCAGTGTTTTAAGAAGGTTATATGCGTGTTTAAAGGTATGCATTCCAACTAGGATGAGCTACGTCTACTTGCAGTTGTTTGCGTTTAGCAACCAGGTCCCAGTAGTCAGGTGCATAGGGTGCTCGCCGAGGCTTCATGCTAGTATTTGACCCTTTGCGATTGTTGCATGGCCCACACGCGGCTACTATGTTATCCCAACGTAGCTTACCACCCAGCTTGATGGGCAACACATGATCCATGGTTAGGTTGTGCTTGGTATAGGGAGTGTTGCAGTACTGACAGGTGTACAGGTCACGAATCATTAGATTGTGTTTAGAGAAGCGTGGCTTAGTACGTCGACGTTGCATTTCTTTGAGCATGATAACAGCCGGCACACGAGTTTCCCATGTGGCTGAATGTACCATCCAATCGTCATACCATTCTAGTACTGTGACCTTGTCCAGCCACAGGTATGTGATGGCGTCTTTCCATGCAATGGCACTCAACGGCAGATAACTCACAGGTTGAGCGTCTGCATTTAATAGTAGTACTTGTCCCATTACAGGGTCCTCTTCAGTCGGAGTATGGTTCCATCTTGGTGCCAGCCGCGATGATGCATGCCCATTGGTTAGGATATAGAGCAATCAAACTCCATGTGCCCGTGTCTTGGTTAACAAAATACATCATACTGCTTTGGTACTTTTTACCATTGGGAGCAGTCTGTACACCTATTGCTTTAATCAAAGGCTTCTCGCCCCAGTTGATAACAGTGCGTTGAGTAAGTGCTTGTACGTTGTCACACTCTTGTACTGCCATAAAACGTGCGTTAACAGGCTTAGTGAGTGTCTGTCCAGTAATGGTCTTGGCCAGCACAGGTGACAGTGGTAAAATAAATAAGAGTACAATAATAAAATTTTTCATAATAATAATCTCCTTGGTAACAATACTTAGCCTCACCTAGATCCAAGAAGCCACGAAGTGGTACAGCTAAAAAACGAGCTCGAAGAGTTTTCGCAGAAAATTAGGAGCCAAATTTAAATCACACTAGACCTAGCGTAATAAATACTTGTATCACATAGGAGACAACATTGTTAAAGATAGACGAAGAGTTAACTTACGCAGATTACGATCGTATTCTCAAAGCCAAGAACGGGCACTGGAGCAAGACGCACAAGGATGAACTAGCACAACTACAACCTTACTTTGACAAAGGGTATCTCGAGGGTAATGTAAACGGTGACATATGGCTCACTCGCAAAGGCGTGGACATACTAAAGGCCGTAGGATGTGACCCTGTAGACCCAAGGGAGTTTATCAAAGACTATCCACACATGCTGGATCTAATGCGCAATGAGTGACGCCGACAAAGTAACTCCAGAGTTAGAAAGCAAGCGTGACTACTTTAATAGAATGGGTTGGTGTGAGTGCATAACATGCGCTGACGTGTTCTATGAATGGGAACACTACGAACAGCACGACTGTCCATACCAAGGTGTTATACCCGACCTCTATGATTTCAATTGGGAAGTAACAGAATGAACAAAGCAAGCAGAGCACCATTGACGCCATTGGAAGTAGTGGACTATAAGAACAGTTGGCGTACAAATGCAATCACAGTTAGAACACACAGTGACATAGTAGACTACGCTAAGACATGGTGTAGACGCAACCTAGATCGTTGGAGCTGGAGTTGCACACTGTATACTAACGTGTATGAGCATACCTTTATGTTCGAGTTGGTAGAGCAAGCTGATGCATTCATGGCTTACGTTGATGCACAGTACCCGGACCGAGACTTTGCACTACGCAACATAGCGTAACTAACACTATTGTATTAGTAACTATAAGATAGTGTGCGTAACTAACACTAGCGTAGTAGTATGAGAAAGAATCTACGATTCTATCTACAGTTCGTTTGCACTCACTGTTTGTTGTTTAGGCCGAAATGGGTCCTGCACTCTTAAAAAAATTGCCGCGCAAAAAATACTGGTGAAGTACTTACAGAAGTGAGGTGGTGATTTACAACCATTAGCTAGTAAAAAAGTGTTATTATAATATTGACTATTACGCCCCGCCCCTCGAGAAATTTTTTTTATTTTATTTTATTAGCACAAAAGAAAAAAGGTATAGTAACTTAATACTATACCCCGGGGGATCGTTTTTGATTCTTATCTAGAGTTTAGTCTGCTCTTGATCCTGCGCTACATTCAAAGCCGTACTTCTTAAACACACTAGCACATGCTCGGGCACCCGCTTCCTTAGTGCTCATACACTGTGTCCCTAGTGTTGAAGGGTTCCATATGTTGTATGCACCTGAGTAGTCTTTGCTTAGTCCTGCACTCTTCATGCGCTTGCCCAGCTTGGTGTTGCCTTTGATCTTCCATATGTTGACCCAAGCAAAGCCACAGTAGGCCTGCTCACCATGTAGGCTTAGATGTTGTACTGCCGCGTCACGTGCTTCCTGCTTGGCTTCAGCTAGGATGTTAGTGATGTCTTCCACAGTGTATTCATTAACGTTTGATACAGTTAGTGTGTTCATAGTGTTCTCCCTACAGTTCATATATGGTTACAGTTGAGTCAATTGCTAGTAACTGACGAGCGCAGTCACGTAGCATGCGGCCCTGTGTGCGTACATGTTGTGGGCTTGCTTCGCCATCACATGCTAGGTTCTCTGGCGATAGATCACAGTCGATCATATCAGCAATCTTTACACGGTCCTCTGCGTTGTTTAGGTCTAGTGGTGTGCCTCCGAAGATAGCGTTCCAGCTGTTCTTTTGTGCTACATATGCTTCTAGTTGTATATTCATTTGATGCCCTCGAATGTTTAATTAACTTACTCTTATAGTATACAGCGTTTGAGGTACGCTGTCAACCTCTCATTTAGATGTAAAAATTACTTGTTGGATAGTCAGCAGTCACATAGCTGAACACCTGCTCACGCACATCAGTGTCAGTACACTCTTCAAAGTCCTTTGCATAGGATAACTTCTGCAGTTCCCTGTATGCGAATGCCCATGCGTTCTTGCCACAGCCATCTTCAGCGGCCAGCTTCTTGCCTGCCTCTGCAATGCGGCCTACCATCTTGTTGCCATTTGTAGTGAACATTCCGTAACGCTTAATTAATGTTGCCATGTTGTTTGCCCTCAAGTTATAAAAAAGTATTAAGTTTCTTACTTAATATACTATGTATTATACAGCCTTTTGTGGCCGATGTCAACCCCTAATTTTCAATTCTATCATGTACATGGATTGGGTGGCTACCATACAGTTCACCAAAGCGGCTGTCACTGGTGTAAACAAAGTTACCACCAAACATGGTGTGTCCGCTAACACCTTGTGGTTTCATGTGCATCCTGTTGCCAGCTGTTCCAGGAACTAGGATCACATACTCCTGCTCCTCTGCCCAGTCACCGCTGATTGGTCCGTGCTCACAAGGAACAACGAAAGTTGGTGATGTTTCACTGGTCACACCATTGTTGGTGCAATCAATGCCTGCGCTACGGTAAACGTCTACTGTAAGATAATTCATATGCTTTGCCCTTTTGCTTAGTTTGTATATACATTATACTATCATTACGCAGGGTTGTCAACCCCTAATTAATCTAAGTCACACAACCATTCATTGTTTTCAAACATTGCAACCAATGTATCGCCGGGGAAGTATGGGCTTTTAACAGCCGCCATAGGTTGGCCTGTGCGCTCATATATGTCTAACTTAACTAGCTCTACTGTCTTAACACCGTCGTCTGTTCCGTATCCGCGGTTTACAAAGTGTACGTTTAAATTCTGTGTCATTGTGTTTGCCCTTACTGTGTTTCTATATACTAGTTATAGCACACACTAGAACGGTTGTCAACCCCTAATTTAGATAAAAGAAAGCCCTACTAGCGAGGGCACACTAGTAGGGCTCAGGTTCGATAGTAGATGCATGAGGGCACAAAACTTCTACTACCTGTTTGGACTGCTAACAGGGCGTCAGCTAGTCCCACTGTTCAGCGGAGCGTTATGCTCGACGCATCACAGTGTTCTCTGCCATAGCTTCCCATTTAGTTGGGAATGCCTTGGCCAAGTCGGCTACTTTAAGTACTGTACGTAATGACAGTTCACGCAGTCTCTTCTTATTAATGTCAATGAAGTCCACAATGTCTTGTATGGTTTCTTCATCTAGTTTATAGTTGTCAAGCATACCATCATTGGTAATCTGCTTTATACGTAACATTTTCTCTCTGTCTGTGTCAATTGCTAGATCGATATAGTGACAACGTGACTCAAGTGCAGTTAGGTGATCACGCATCTTAGCCGACTTAACGTTGTCGAACTTGATGTTGGTGATAAAGATTGCTGATCCTTTGAATTCAAATGCATCAGGCACACCTTCATTGCGCAACTTGAACGAGTCTGTGTTCCAGCATATGCGTCTAGTCTTCTTAGAGTCTAGCGCGGCCTTCAATATGTTTAACGATAGCTCATCGCTGAATATTGAATCACAGTCATCGAATACAATCACATTGTCTTTGTCTGCCATCTTGTACAGCTTACAGTAGAGTCCAATTGCGGACATAGCACCTTTGACAACTTCGTACTTCGCAGGTCGATCGCCTAGCGTGGCTATTAGATCGTGCTTACCAAGTACCTTCTCTACACCATGACTCTTACCAACACCCGGAGGTCCTGATACAATCATAGCTCGAACATCGCCTTTCTTTGTGGCACGTGTCATGTCTTCTAACATGTCAAATCGCTCACGCAGTCTTTCGATGGTCTCTTCATCCGTCTCTTCACGGATGGTTGTTGCTGTGCCTTCTGCACAGCTTTCATATGCATGTTCACCTTCGCATGTGATTTTAATGTTACGATCTGGAAACCCTTGGATGCTCTTACCATCTACGGTTACGTATCCGCCTTTGGCTCCAACTTTGAAACCTTCTACTAGTGGAAAGACCATTCCTGCTAGTTCTACATCTTTACCACGGATCTTATATGTGCCTTCAAGTATTCTAATCTTCATGTGTTTTGCCCTTTGTGTTAATTAGTACTGCCTTATTTCGTATTACTATTATAACAAATTATCTAGTTGTTGTCAACCACTTTTGGAGGATTATTTAAATTAATATTCATCTCCGTAACCATGTTCAACATCTGTTCAAACAACTCAATTGGATCCTTTGACACTTCCTGGATACCAGCTGGGATACATATGCTTTCGTTCTCTGGGTACGCAGTGTTCAACTTCGACATAGCGACCTCACAAGTCTGTTGGTCCGCATACATGATCGGATCCGCAGTAAACAATGTTAACAACATCCAAGTCTTTACCATCTTACTTCACCCACACATGGTTGAACTTGATAGGCATGTTCTCGCAGTTGTAAGCATCGCCCTGAGCATAGTTGATCACCTTAGTGCAGTAACCAGTCTCATAACTCATTTCAACATCAGGTAACATAATTGCGCCTACGCCCGCATATGCTACGATTCCAAATAAACCTGCTACCACTGTACCTGTTATAATTGTTTTTATCATTTTGTTTGCCCTTGTTTTGTTTAACTTATACATACATTATAGCAAGTTCTGCGGTACTTGTCAACCCCTAATTTAAAACTAATTGCGCCGCTGGACGACGAAGTCTTCTAGGATGAGGGCACAACCTTGCTTCGCCGCCCGACAACTTGATTGGCGTCCCCTGCAGGATTCGAACCTGCGACCTACAGCTTAGAAGGCTGTTGCTCTATCCAGCTGAGCTAAGGAGACGTACTTGGGTTAGGCCTTAGGCCTCAATTTCTTCTTTGGAGTCGATCACTTCCATGATCTCTGCTTTGATCTCTTTGCAGTTGCGTAGGACGAATTCGTAGATGGCATCTTGTTGCTCATCTGTTTGGTACTTAGGATGGCTCATCAACACTTGGCATATCTGTGCCTTGGTCAGCTCACGTCCCAACTCCATCAGTTCCACGTTCTCGTGTCCGTTCTTGTAGAGGATCTTCAAGCGACCTACAAAGTCATTTGCGAATCGAATCTTCGTAATGCCGTTATTGGTGCTAGTGCCTGCTACGCTAAAAGTTTTCTGTGTCATATTGTTTGCCCTTTGTTTGTTAATGTATATACAGTATAGCACCGCAATGCTACACTGTCAACCTTTTATTTGCCTTATCCTACAATTTCTTCTAGGATGGCTACTTCGACATAATCGAAGATTGGATAACCCTTGGCGTCCTTCTTGCCGTTGCTGACTAACCAGTCCTGGCCATTGAAGATGTAAAAGAACTCGCACCAAGCCTCTGCATAGTGCTCTACCATCTCTTGGGCATTGTCGAACGTCTGTGGTGCAACGTTGGTCCAGTCCTCGCCTCGGTCTCTGTGGTATGCTGTACACCAGTTACCAAACATTGGAAGCTCTGGTTGCTCACCTTGGCCATCAATGCCAAACGTGCGCACATCACCTACCTCAGTGCTCAGCTGGCTCAAGTCACCTAAGTCGATGAGTGCCTTAACCTTCTCTGGGGTTGTGTAGTTATTAAGTAGGATGCGACCGTTGTGGTCTACGTAGCCGTCCCAGTGACAATAGATGGTCCGTAGCTTACCTTCTTCAGTCTTCATTGCGATAGTTGATCTAGTTCCCATAGTGTGTAGCCCTTATCTATGTTGTTAATGTATATACAGTATAGCACCGGAGTGCTGGCTTGTCAACCCCTAAATTGCATTAGATCCAAATATTCGATCAGCCACAGCTCCAAATACTCGATCAGCCTCAGCTTTGACCCTAGTGCTCGGAGGTGCAAAGTCTTCGACCTCATCGTCCTCTTCACAGCTCATAGGATACTCGTTAGCTTCTAGCATGCCCTTGACATCGTCCTGTGACATCCACTTCAGCGCCGCCACTAGCATCTGCTCTGTGGAGAAACCCATATCTTCGGTTAGTTCAATTGCGAAATCTCTGTAGTCTATCATGTTGTTTGCCCTTTTCCTAATTGTGTATATACATTATACTATCGTCTTGCAGTCTTGTCAACCCCTAATATCCCTGATTGTAAAGTAATGGAGATTCGTTGTCCATCTTCTGCAAGCGGTAGAAGGTATCGTTCTCTAGGTCCACATCAGCATATTCAATTTGATACTGTTCACCAGTCTCCTCGCCTTCAGCTAGGAAATAGTTCTCTTCGGACATGCTGGTTATGATCCGCATGCTCTCGTAGTCGGCCTGGCCGCTGTCATGCTGAATGTAGATGATAGCGTTCTCTGCCAGCGCGGCCACATCGGCCAAATGTTCCTTGCTCATGGGCACACCTCCTTGGCCTGCCCTATGAGGAACTCGGCATACTCGCCGTCCATCTCTTCCAACTCGTCCTCCCACTGTTCAAACGTGCGGTACGCTGTGGGGAACGCCTTGCCGTAGAGATCGTTCTCTCCGAACTTGGCCATTACGAATGCAACCGCATCCTGGATTCGTGTTAGGCCGGACACGATGTAATCGCTCCCACCCTTCATCTTCCAGTACGCATTACCACTGGAGAACTTGCCGTCCTCTGAGTGAGCGCCGTAGTTTTCTAAATACTGAGTTGAGATAACAAATTTCATGTGCAATGCCCCTTGCGTTTTGTTTAACTTATACATACATTATAGCAAACTAATGCCAAGTTGTCAACCCCTAATTACAAATTGTTTGCCAATTAATCTTCTTTATCTGTTCTTCGGTCAAATAGCCTTTGAGCTTCTCTACTGGAAGCAACATAAGTAGACCTTTGACGGATTGGTTGGCCCCATTGGCGAGATCCTCTTTGATCTCCTTTAGGACTGCATCAACTACCCGTTGCTTCTCTTCCGCATACTGCTCTACAGTGTTCATTCCATCTCCTCCATCTCTGTCACTTCGCGATCTTCTGCAAACAACATCAACTCCACAGCCAAGTTCTTAGCCTGCTCTTTGGTCAATTGCAAATGATTAAAGAAGTCACCGCCGGCGTCCGTATCGTATTTGGGTTTGCGTTGCGTAACCTGTACACATTGCATACGATTCTTGCCACCCCAGAACCTAGTCTGGGTCAATTCGTTCTGTGCGTGGCAGTTTGGTACGTTTCTTAATTGTGTGGACATTGTGTGCTCCTCTAATGCCTAATTTGTATATACAGTATAGCACCGCAATGTTGGGTTGTCAACCCCTAATTTAAAAAGACTGCCCCGAGCCGCATTTTGTCGCACGAAAACAGGGTGGTGCAAATGTTATGTTATAACATAACACTTGCGTTTAAGTTAGTTTAAATTAATTTGCAATGCTATAAGACAAGTTTTTTGTAACATTGTAAACGACATTGACGTTTGCTTGTGCGTTATAACTTTGAGACATTGCGTTAGAATATGCTTGCTTGCTATATGCACAAACACTAATGTCTGCTTTTGTTTGTGCGTTAAGTTTATTATAACTTGCGACAGTTATTAGTTGCGCAGTAAACAACGGAGACATAATAGGATTAGTTACAATTAGCGTATTAGTACTAGTAATAGTGTTTTGCATAGTAGTGCCCTTTTTTTAGTTTGTAAACTATTATAACACTTGCATATAAAATACACAAGCGTTATTTTGTAAAGTTTTGTAAACTACACTACAGAATAGTGTGTAAGCGTTACAGCATAAAAATGTTTTAAGTTTAATTGCTTTGCAAGTTTTAATTGCGTGTTAAGTTGTTGCGTTTTTGTAAAACGTTTTGTTTTACTTTGTACAACGCACAGGTCTGAGATAATTGCGTTTTTAGTTTTGTACGTATAATGCACTTGTAAGTTTTGCATAATTTTTTTACTTTGTTAATTAATGTAAAACTATTATAACACTTGCGTATAAAATACACAAGCGTTATTTTGTAACGTTTTGTAAAGTTACTAAGACCAAACGTCTGCATGTGTTGCAGTTTTAAATAATTTTGCAAGTTGCTTTTGTGTTACAGCATACAGCGACGGCAGTGTAACATTGTTTGCATAACGTTGCTCCCCTGTGTTACTGTTAACAATTAGCAACGTATTAAAATTAATTACTGTAAATGCAAATTTGTTTTTTAGCATAGCAGTGCCCCTATTTAATTAATGTAAAACTAGTATAACACTTGCGCACAAAATGCGCAAGCATACTTTTGTAACGTTTTGTAAAGTTATTGCGGATACAGCAAACAGTTATACATGCATTCCCGCACTGCTGTATCCATATTGCTGTTTAAACATGCGCTTGCAAGTTGCGGAATAGTTGTATAGCTAGTGCTATTTGTAAACAAAAATTTTATTTTTGCACAGTTGTCAATAAGACAATAGTCATTATTTTCATTTATGCTGTCTTGTGCGCAGTTTGCAATTTGCGAGGCATATTGCTGTATAACGTTTGCGACAGCGTTGTTGTATGTTTGCATAGTTTTTTCCTGTTTGTTTAATGTAAAGCTATTATAGCAAAATACAGCAAAACTAGCAAGCATACTTTTGTAACGTTTTGTAAATTTTTTGGTAAAATTAACCTCCAAAAATGGTTGACAACCTCAAAAAAATATGTTATAATAAACTACGCTCCCGATGCCTGGACGGTCGCTTGCATACGTATGCAAAAAGATTTAAACAAAATGGCAATTAGGGGTTGACAAATGTGGCTAGCGATAGTATACTGTATATAACAGTTAGGCAATAGAGGGTAAACACTAAAAAAATAAAATAAGGTAAACGGTTAGGGCTACTGAAATCCGCAAGTAGAAGACAAACACTACCGATGCGCGGAGGTTCTCTTGCATACGTATGCAAAACGGCCCCGGCGTAACCTCTTGATATCCTTGGACTTTTTCGAACGACCTCCC